GTCATCATCGCCCGGCGCGATGATCACACCGGGGATCGCATGGTTCCGCAGGAGCGCTGCCGAGAAGTTTGCTGCCTCGTCGTCCGTCCAGATCTCGCGCATCAGGCTGCGGAGCTTGGACAGTCCGAGTCGCGTGTTTGCCGGATCGATGCCGTCACGGAAGTGGACCACATCCTCGACGGCGATCTTGTACTGCTTGTCCGTCCGTGTGGGATCGGGTGTGTACTCATACCATTCAATGAACTTGGTCCCGTTCTCGTTCCAGCGCGGACGGAGCAGGTTCTGTGGCGCATACCAGATCTCGCCCAGCGTGTTGTAGGCGCCCTTCGCGAGCAGCCAGTAGGCATTGCCTGAAGTCATCAAGTCGAGCAGCGTGGCGATCCAGAGCGCTTCACCCGAGTAGAACGGGTTCGGCTGCGCGATAGCGCGCACAAGCTCATGCTGCGGCTCGACGTTATAGGTGTTGTCGCTCTGCGGAGAGACGACCTGAAGCTCAGCCTGCGGAAAGTTGCGTGCAATCCAGCCGAGCACCGACATGATGATGGAGTTGTCGCGTCCGCTGACAATGTCTCGGCGGAAGTCGTACTGCGACCGCCCAAACCTGAAGGCATCAGCCAGTCCTGTTTCGCCGCCACCCTGGCCCGACCAGACCATGTTGAACGACTTGAAGGCGATCACCGTCGAGCGCCACATCCTGGTGAAGATGTTCATACCTTTTCTCCGGAGAATGCTCGCGCTCGGATGTGATCAGGCGCATGCTCGAACGCTGTCTCGATGCCACGCTCGCAAGCATGGCACATCTGTGCGCTGCTGCCGCCGCGAACGCCCGTCCAGGGGCCGGCGATTCCGCAGATCGTGTGGTCGCTGACCCAGAGGTAGTCCATCTTGCCGAGAGGATCGATCAACTTGACGGTCTTTTCTACACACATCGGTACGTAGTGATAGCGTGAGCGATGCTGCAACGTGACGATCTGGAACCCTAGCGTGCTATCCATCATCGTGACAGCCTCTCTGATGCCATGACGGCTTTGTAGGCTGGGCGGAACGTCCCAGCATCGCCGTTGTCAGACTCGGACCAGTTGAATGACAACTCGCCCTGATGGATCGGCTCGATCTTCTCTTTGTTGCGAGCGATCCAATGGATCATGTCGGCCAGCTTCCCACGAACGGCGATGACCTCGCCATTGGCGATCTGTACGCGCACGATACGCTGACTCATCGTAACAACGGCTCAATGCTGATGTACACGATGAACGATAGGATGATCATGATCAGCAGCATCAACGCGATCATGTGCGCGATGAACATCCATAGGGACATGCGGTCGAATCTCATGCAATGACTCGCATGGTACGGCGAAGCTGCGCATGATGCTCGGCAGCCTCGATCTCCTGAACGGTCCGGCCAACGGCCTGGATGCGACGGCGCCCCTTTACCTTCTGCATCCCCCCGGAGACAGCATCGACTTGGTCATCATGCCAGCCCGGATTGGGGAACATCTCGCATTCGCGGATGAACGCCTCGGTCCACGGGCTGTACACCACGAAGAAGCGGTGGTTGGAGACTGCGGCTGAGAACACCGCCGCGCGTACTTCCTTGGAACCGGTCGAGCGCACCCCTCGGAACATGTACCGCCACAGGATGTTGCGACGGTAATGTGATGTCAGGCCCTTGCCTGACGCGCCGGGCTCCTCCTCCATGTAGATGCGTACGCCCAAGCCATCTTCTTCGGCAACCTGCTCGATCATACGCTCAGTTGGCCCGGGGTCACGCTGCCAGCGCCGCATGTCTGCAAGGTACCAGTTGCCCGTCTCAGGCTGATAGCCTAGCTTGGCACCCGCCGTGAAGTCAGGCCCTGACCGCTTCGACGTAGGTTTCGGCTCCGTAGCCGCGATATCCCAGTAGCGAATCCAGTGCAGCCCACCGGGTACCTCGGCTGGTGTAATGAACTGAAAGTCGTATCGATTGAAGCGCGTACCCTGCTCAGTAACGGTCCAGTCCCCGCCCAGGAGCTGTTCGCGCGTAACCACATCGACTTCTTCAAAGTTCGTTCGATACTCAGTTGAGTCGAGGAACGGGTTATCGTCGAGTTTCGCCGGGACGAATGGACGGACGATGCGCAGCCGTTCCGCTGGCGTCGTCTCGGGGGCGAGCGCCGGCTTGTAATCTACGAAGCGGCGACGTACCCACTCATGGCCGATGTCGCCCGGGTTCGATGCACCGCGCATGCGCAGCGGAATCTTCGATGCAGAGAGACGACGAAGACGAGTGATAAGATAGGTGTACATCGATTCGGTGAACTGTGTTAGCTCATCGAAGCCGATGTACTGGAACTCAGCCGACTTGTACCGATACTTGTCAGCTTCGGTGGCAAGGTAGCCGAACGACACGCGAGCCCCGGACGGGAATGCCCAGGTCTTTTCTTTATCGATCCATCTGGCATCTGTTCCGGCGAGCCACTCCTCAGCACGCTGCATCAGCGAGCCGGGAAGCGTCAGATCGGCATAGGAGCGCCGCAGGAGCAGTGCAGCGTAGTCGGGCTGGTCAACGTACTGCAACGCGCCCATCAACAGCGCGTCAGACTTACCTCCACCCGCTGCGCCACCGTAGAACGCCTCACGGTGTGGAATCAGCAGGAACGCTGTCTGCTTCGTCGTCGGCTGGTGAGGAATATACTTCGTGAGCTTTGGCGTCAATGATTCCTTCAGCCAGATCGAAGTCTGATCCTTCGGGGAGCGCGCCGGACTCGACAAGGATGGTGAAGACATCGGACAGCATCCTCCGATCAGTCGCCTCGGGATCGGCCGGCGCCGCATCCTCGACGTGCTGTGACATAGGGCGTGGGGTTTGCCGAGAGACGCGCTCCAGATCGACGGACTCCTTCAAGTAGGCCAGCACCTCTTTGCTGGTTAGCTCTGATGGGTCCATCTCGCGGAGACGACTGAGCGCCTTTTCCTGCAACTGCATGCTGATTGCCACATGCCGTTGCAGCATCTGGGCGTGCTCGGACGCGATCTTCTCCGACGCCATCGCCGCGACATGGCGGTCGAACTGCTCGGCGCGAAAGGCCCAGCGAAAACGATTCGCCCAGGTCAGCACCTGATAGGCGAACGGTACGTCCGTCTGGAGCTTACCGGCTTTCGCGATGTTCCGCAGCATCAGGCGCCGCTCGTCTTCGCCCTCTTTGAGCGCCTGTGCCGGCGTCAACTGCTGCACGATTAGCTCGATGGAGCGCGACGAGCCCAGGTCGCGATACCGCTCGAACGCTTCGTACTGCTGGGCGTTCTCTTCAGGGAGCTTCAGCCAGGGCTGACGGAGCGGCAGCGGCATCACACTCATGTTAGGGCTTCCGCCGCGAGAGCGCATCACCAATGGACGCTACCATGCCCGGCCGCTGCCAGGAGTAGACCTCTTCGCCGCCGAGATGGATGACGACTCGTGACGGGCGAAGCTCAGCGTAGCTCGGCATGCTGTCGTCGGTGATCGGCAGGCGCTCGATCTCGACGGTGAGCTTCAGTTCAGCGTTGGCAAGCTCGGGGATCTTCAGCGTGTACTGTGCCATCATGCCTCCGCAGAGGGCGCCGCACCCTCGCGGGCCGACCAGTGTGTACCGACGTTAGCATACCCCGACATGAAGGTGATCCACCCCAGCAGGATGTCCTTCTGCACTGCCCAGGCCCACGCGGTTGTCACAATGGTCAGCACCAGCCAGATCACCGCCAGCCACGTGTGGAGCTTGATGCGCGTCTCTGGGCTCACGTGCGTTCCAGCCGTGCCCAGTAGTGGGTATTCTGAAGCACATGCCCACAGTAGTAGCCGTCGTATCGCTCGACGGTGTACCCGGCGATCCTTGCCAGCGATTCCAGTATCTCGCGGACGACATCCAGGTAGTTCATCTCCAGGGCGGTGCCGTACCGATCCACGATCTGCTTCGGCAGGTAGTCCGCTTCCCAGACCGCTGCCGCCCGCCGCCGCAGCGCCTGTCGGGCACCGTCGTTCGCCGCGATCCACACCGTGGGGGGACTGGGCCGGAGCCCCTGCGCGCACGACATCAGCAGCGCCGTGAGCGTGGTCAGCGACTCGCCATAGGGGTCGATGTCCCAGAGATCGCAGGCCAGATGTCCGCCCAGGCCCGAGCCCAACAGGGCCGGCGTGTCGCCCTGGTACACCGCCCAATGCGGACGGACGATGGTAAGCCGATCGACTTTCTGGGCGTCCCTTTCCAGCACCACCCCATCCGTCACTGCTGGGAGCGTTGCGAGGACCGGTAGCTCAGCCGAGAGCAATCGCCTCGGCCCGTAGCAACGCGCGTAGACCGAGCCCGAGCCGCCATACGCCTCTAGCACAATGGGCGGCAAGCGCGGATCTCTCGTTGGATCGCGAGCGATATCGGCCAGCACCTGCTGTCGGAGGTGTACCTTCTGATCGAGCGTGGAATGCTCGCGATGACCCGCGCCTTTGCCTTGTGGCATCAGATCACCCCCAGCAGGTTGAGCACGATGACGATCACCACCACGACGGCCAGGATGTACAACAGGTTGCCCATGCCTGCGGCCGGACCGGCGTAGCCGGGACGGGTGACATAGTAGCCCCCGCCGCCGAAGAGCACGAACAGGATGATCAGGAAGAGCACGAGCGTGAGCATCGCTACCTCGACGGCGTGAGCAGGTACAACACGACGATGACGGCGATGATACCCGCTGCAACGAGAATGAGGATCGCGGCGACGGGCTCATCGTCGTCGTTCATGACGGCGCTGGCTCTTCGGTAATAGTGATGATCTCCTCGGCATGCTCGCGGATGCGATCCATGCGCGTATCGGTCGGCGGTTCGACCGGTGGCTCAACGGGCGGAAGCGTCGGCGGCGCGAACAGATCGCGATGGGTGACGCGCACGATGTTCCAGGGACCGCGCGACTCCCATTGCTCGCGATTCATCGTCTGGCCGACGCCGCCCCACCCCGGGGCCGAATTCGCCAACATGAGCTGTCTGGATGCCGGGTCGAAATCGCGCACCACCGCCCAGTGGTACCAGTTCCCGCCGCCGATCATGACCGGGTAGGCATGCCCGCTGCCATCGGGGGTGGCTCCCTCGTTGCAGATCCAGTCCCAGGAGACGCGCTGTTCGGTATTGGCGTCGTAGCCATACTCGGCGTAATGCCGCCGAATGAACGCAGCTAAGCCGTTGCCGCTGGCGTCGGTGCATCCCAGGTCGGGTGTCATGACCCCTTCCGCGATCATGGCGTTCTCCATCCAGTCATCGGATGGCTCACGCCCGAGCGCGTAGAGGCTCCACTCGATTGACTCCTGACTACAGTCATACGAGCGGTTCTGCATGTGCGGCGGCTCAGCCCGATCATAGACAACGCGATACGCCGTGGGCGGCAGGTCGATGACGTGCTCGAAGTCCCAGGTTTCGGCGTTGGCATCCCAGAACGCCGTGCGGTCGATGCCGTCCCACTTGCCGATGCCGACGTGCGCGGCACCATACCAGGCCGACCAGCCGCTGTTCTTGGCGCGATTGAGCGCGTATCGCGCTGCGTCTCGCCAGGCCGCTTCCTCGCCGGGTTGCCAGAGGGTTAGCTCCGTGAAGCCATTGCCCATACCGGCCACGGTGCCCAGGTATTCATACCCGGCGCCACCGTAATGCAACTGGTAGGCCCACCATGACGAGCCGGTCGGGAACGTGCCCCTGAGCGCGTACTCGTCCACACCACCTTCGGACATGGCGACGCGGAGGCCGATCTCCACGTCGATGCCCCGCGCTACGAGACACTCCGCAAGGAACTCTTCGATCTCAGCAGTCATGGACACCCCCTGGTAGGTGTCAGGCGCCGGCTGCGTCCTCCGTCGCCGGGGTATGCGCGAGGTACTGCTCCATGATCTCCGTGAGCGCTTCCCCCCGGTCCAGGCGCCGGGGGGTTGTCACAGCTTGCTCGCGGATGTGGAGCGCGATGCAGCGCGCTAACGCCTGTTCGATGCGTCGGACGGATTGCACGTGGAGTGCGATGCGCACGATGGTGGCCCGCTCCGTCTGACGGTCGCCACCGAGATGGCTCTGGCCTTGATTCGTGAACGTGTTCGCGGACGCCGTGTCGGCCAGCACGTCGATCTGCTGCTGCATGTCAGCCAGCAGTGTTGCCACGGCCTCTGAAGATGTCGAGACTTCTTCGAGCAGGCTTGTCAGCGTGCCTTCGTCATACGATGCCAGCGCAGCTAAGGGGTCGAATGACGTGAGCACCAGCCGCTCTTCTTCTTCGGAGAGGTCCACATCCAGCACGGGGATGGTCGTGTTGTGCAGGATCGCCTGCTCCTGGCGCTCATGCCCGTCGATGAGCCGTCCCGTGCGCACGTTGTACATCGCACAGCCGACCCAGCCGACTTCCGCCAGGATGCCCTGGATCGCCTCTTTCTGCTGCACGGGATGCAGCCGGGGGTTCCGAGGGTTTGGCGGCAGCGCACGGGGATCGACGTTGGGCCGATAGCCCACGATGCGGTTAGCGAACGGGAACGGCTGCGTCCGTGTGCCGTCCCGTTCGCCGTTGCTCGCAGGCGGTGCGCTGCGAGCCTCTTCAGTTGTCATGGTCGGGGAGGGGAGCGAGCCGTACACGGAATCGTTCGCTGATCACGCCTTCCACCCATGCGGCTCTCCAGGCAGCACGCACTGTCGCCATGTCGAGCACGTCGTTGTTGTCCAGGTGCCGCTTCATCAGCCATGACGCGAAGGCACTGTCGATGACGATGCACTCGGCCATGATCTCGGGATCGACCTTGCCATCCCACTGCGGGCTGCGATGCGAATGCCGTTCGGGATAGGTGCGGCTCATGATGTCGGTGCCTGTTGGGCTGCTGCGGCGAGCACGTCTTTGATCACGATCTTGGCAGCGGTGATCGGATCGCCTGTGGGCGCCGCTCGCCACACGGGGCGGTCGTCATACAGCAGCGAGTTGCGCTCATGCTCCGCGCAGAACGCCAGCAGTGTCGCCAGCGCCACGAACAGCCGATCGGACTGGATGCGCAGCCGGGCCACTTCGCTCCGACACTGCTCGTTCTGGCGGTACAGCCGATTGAACGCCGCTTCGTCGGGGCGCCGCATGCGCGATGATTGGTTAGTAGGCATGCGCGGGGGTTCGTTCATCGCTTCAGTAGCGCCATCGTAGTCTGCTTCGTCGGCCCATTGTGGGTGCGCAACCGCAGCATGCGCAGCCAGTGGACGGCATCCGATGCTCTGACGACGCCTTCGATCCTGATGCCGGCCATGCTTGTGGGAGGGTAGTCCCGATTCACCGCGCGTTCGATGGCCTCGGCTTGCTGCCAGGAAGTCGCGGCGGCGAACCATTGGACGGGCACGCTCAGGCCATCAAAGTTGATGTCGGCTTCCAGTAGCTCGAAGAGCACGGCGATCCCATCGGCATCGAGGATGTCGAGCGCCTGAGCATCGTAGGACACGAGCTTGCCGGCCGATGGCAGGATCAAGCGATCCTGCATCGGACCGATGTAGCGCTTGCCGTTCGTCATGCACTCGCTCGTCTGGGCACTTGGGGCCGTGGATGCGCCTGTTCGTAGTCGGCAAGCAGCCCGAGCACGTCGGCTTCCACACCGTGTTCGATCTCGCCCACGGGCACGCCATACCCGTCCGCGATGGCTTCGATCATCATGCGCGCGAGATCGTCGGACAGCCCTGGGTCGGCCCAGGCCAGACGAATGCCGACGACCAGCCCCGCTATGTAGCCGTCTTTTTCGGACGTGACGGTTTCTTGGTCGAGGTCGATCCCTTGGTCGATGTAGTGTCGAGCCCTCTGCGCAACCGCTGTTGCAGTTCGGACTGTTGCCGCTTCTCCGCGCGCTTCCGCTTCTTGGTCTTCGTCATCGTCCTCGGAATCCTCGTCGGACTCTTCGTCCTCATCCTCGTCGGATTCGTCTTCGTCGTCCTCCACATCTTCCTCGGAGGGCTCGTCGGTCGTGGCTGGAGCGGGCGGGGGAGTCGGGTCGATCTCTTCGGGCCGGGGGCTGCTGGGAGCCGTCATCGTTGCGACCAAGGGAACCCACCTCCGTCGTGATACCAGTTGTCCACCCTGTGCAAGAACTGTTCTAGCTCTGCTTCCGAGCGTACCACACCAGCGAGGCCACCGACGCGCTTGATCTGCTCGATCCGTTGCGTTTGTCTCACGGTTGGCTCGTGGTTGATGCGCTCTGACTTGATCTCGATCCCGATGAACACACCACGGTAACACACGATCCGATCAGGCCAGCCATCGCGCCCCATTTTGAAATGCACGAGCCCGGGGATGCCTTTCATGTACCGCAGCAAGCGCGACTCGACCAGCGACTCGGTGCGTGGCTGACGCATCACCATGCGCCAGTCTACACCGAGCAGGGCGTGTCGTCAAGAGGACGTTAGCTTGACAATGCGACGTGAGTCGCAGAACCGCGATATACGAGGCAAGCATGCATGCATGCAGAGCGATCGTGTGCCGGTGAAATCACGGTGAAAACGTGGAGAAGAGGCGACGTTACCTTGACAGCTTTAGGTCTTCGTGCCGCGTGCGTCGGCACCCCCGCATTCTGAGATACTCGAAGAGAAATGGAACCTCGGCATCACAAAAAGGCCGAATAAGCTGGTTTTCGCTCTTGACAATTGGATTTCATGATATCATGTCGTTGTCGGGCACGCGAGCGCGCGCGACGAGCACAAAGGCCGCGCAGAGACGCGGCAGAAAGGTCGGACAATGTCCGCCGATACCCCCGCCACCGTTTCGAACGAAACGGTTTCTCAGAAGGAAGAGATTCCTTCCGGCCAGGCCGCGACTACCGATTCTACGCATCCCGCGTACGATGCCGATGTCGCAAAGGCTTTCGAGTTGCTCGGCAAGCATCTTGCCGATGTCACCCGCAAGCGGACTGCTACCGTCAACGCGAAACGGGATGCTCAGATCAAGGCCCTGAAGGCCCTTGATTCTGACCCGTTGATTGACGAGATGATCCTGCGTGTTGAGCGCGAGCGCGAGCTTGATACCCTGAACGCTCGCGACGAGGCCGCGTACGGACTCCGCGCGGCATTCGCAACACAGTTCGCCGCTCTTGATCTCTTCGGCAAGCCGAAGGCCGCGCCAGTGACCGGCAAGCCGGGCAAGCCGGCAAAGCAGAACGGGAACAAAGAGCTTCGCGACAAGGATGGCGTTCTGTACCGGGCCATTCAGCACAATGCCGAAGGCTACCGGCCAACCGGTGACCGTCCATGCGGCGCCTGCCGCGTGTCAGAAATCGTCGAGAACGCGGGCGCTGTTGCTCTGCCGAACTTCCGGCAGAACTCGACGCGGGCGCTCGAAGGCATGACGGGCGAAGAGTTCAACGCTCACGCGAAGTGCTTCAACGCTCTTCGTGATGCCGAAGTCGCCAACTATCCGCAGGCCGCCAGCGTGCGCGAGTTCGCCCGCGCTTAGGCCCTCACGCGGGCGGCCGAAAGGCCGCCCGCTTCGCGCGTCTCACCCGGCAGGCAGGCCCTGCCGGGGTTTCGCCGTGCCTGCGGAGGCCGATGATGTCCAGCCTAGATGACGTTTTCGCTGAGCTGATGTCCCTTGGGAACATCAGCAAGGCCGATGTAGAGGCCGCGGCTTCCGGAGAATCACCGGAGTCCGAGGCGACGGAGGTGGACCCCACCGCTCGCCTGACCGTGAAACCGTTGCGCGGTGGGAGTCCCGAAGCACCGCTCGTGAAGCACGCGGCGTGGGGCGAGTGCCTTGGCACGAAAGAGCAGCCCTGGCTATGCCGCTGCGGGCCGGTACGGACCGAAGGCCACGCGGAGCGCGTTGCCGGGATACGGGTGCGCGGGCTGGGCGGGAACCGACCGACCATGCCCCGAGGGGAGCTACGGAGCGTCCAGGTCCAGTATCCCGAGGTCGGCGCGAGGCTCGATACTTATAGCCACAGCGAGGTATCGCTATATGAGGGGCTAAAAAATCCCGAAGAACTGCGTTTGGAGCCTCTGCCGAAGCTCGAACCGCTCCCGCCCGTGGCCGACTACCACACCAGCGCCCAACCGGGCCGTGTAACCGAGGTCGCAACGCACACTTTGTGCAAGGCCGAGCAGAATAGACTTCACACGCGGGCTGTACGCGCGGAGTACAAGCTGACCCGCGCCCAGGCCGAGATCGAGCGTCTCAAAGCGGAACTGGCAAAGCTCCAGGCGCCAGCCCGCCCCAAGAAGGGCCAGACCAAGAAGGGCAAGTAGCCCGGCCCACCCCCTCCGAGTGGAGCCCCCTGACATGGGTCAGGGGGCTTCTTGGCGTCCCGGTACCAGGGGGGCGCCAGTGAGCCTCCTGACGCGCGCCCGGGGACGACGACTCCAGGCGAGAATTCAGCGCGGCCCGGGGAAAATTTATCCTAGCGCCGCGCAGAATCTATGCACCGCCCCCGCCTAAGGGGGAGAGCGCGCGGCGCGAAGCGACCCGAAGGAGCGGAAGTATGCCCAAAGGGGCCTTTTTAGGCATTTTTAGCCAAAAAAGTGGGGGTAATTATCAGTGCATGCGCACGAGCGTGCCGGCCAACATCCAGAGGCCATGTCGCACGCTCTAGGCACGTCGCTTGTCGATCCCTGCGCCAGAGCCTGCGCCCTGACGTAGAGATCGCGAAGCACGAAGCCTTCGCGGAAAGGAGCCACACAGATGGCTATGTCACAAGCTGAGCTTGTCGCTGAGCGCATGGAGAATGCGCGTGCCCTCTTCCTGGGGGATGACGCCGAGGAGACGGCAGCACTGTTCGCGGAAGCCATGCTCGCTGCCGAGGCACTCGGCCAGAGCATCGGCGCCACCTACCACGCCCTGGAGCACCGCTCCGAGCGGCGCTTCGCCCGCCGGGCCGTGCGCGAGATGGTGCAGGAGATCTCGCGCAACATCCTGATCGGGATCGAGCAGAGCATCATGGACGCCGACGACGCCGAGTAATCTAACACCGAGGCCGTTGTGGCTGCTGTGACCCGCAGTCACAACGTTGCCTCAAAGGAATCCAACATGGGATGGCACTACGATCTACGCCTCGTATGCCCAATCACTGGTGAGCTTGAAGCCACCGAAGATATGGGCATGACGTTCGCGCAAGCAGTGCGCTCGCTGGAGCGCACAAGCGACACGCGATACAAGCACGTGCTCGTCACGTGCAACCGTCCTGCCGAAGACGGTGTCCACAACGTAGACATCGCCTATCACGTGCATATGAGCGTGCACGAGGCCCGCAGCGGCTGGGAATTCTGCGGGTGGGTTGGCACGCCGACACACGATTGGTTCGACGCCGACATCGCCCCGCTACACGCCTAGCGATACGCGCTCGCCCGCCACATTCGTGTGACGGTCGAGCGCGTGCACGCGAGCGAATCGCGCTGACCTATAGCCATATCACGAGATCGGAGGAATGCATAGAACAGACTTTCGGCACCAGAACATCTGTCCGACGGTTTTTAGCCAAACTGGCTAAAATCCCCCGTCCACAGCCCGATTTTTCGCTAGTACTACACATGAGAAAATCGTAAGACGTTTGTTCTACGACGGGGGTCGTGGAACATCTGTCTTACGATTTTCTCATGTGTAATAAGACCAAAAGAGCGAAAGCCTCGCCCGACCCACGCCCCTGCCTGTGAGCGATCCCTGGCAGGGGCGTGCGCCGTCGAGGTGCACGGGAAGGAGGGCACAGTGATGCCCGAGATCACCGAGCTTGAGGCCATGAGCCTCCCTGCCTGGAAGCGCGAGCGCAAGCAGCCGCTGCATGGCCCCGTGTTCGTGCAGCCGCCGCGCTACGGGACCACGCGCCCGCAGCCGATCCGCCGTGGCCCCTGGCAGAAGCTCACCAACATCGCACTCGCGATGTTCGCCGCGACCACCATGACATTGGTCGCAACGACGCCGACCCATGCGGCCGGCGGTACCACGCAGAATGCATCGCAGGATAGCACCTGCGATGCCAAGCGCGGCCCCGAGAACACCAGCCTGGGCGCGCTGTACTACGTGCGCGAAGTCATGGACGACGCCATCAGCAAGTACGGCGAGTACAAGAAGGGAGACAGCACCGCGCTGGTCCGCATCGAGTTGAACAACGACTACATCTGCTGGGTGCCAAAAGAGCATCAGGCCACCCTGCTGTTCCTGACGGACAACCTGCTCGTGTGGATGCTCGACATCCTCCAGGCAGACTGACCGGCAGCAATCCAACACATGGCACCCCCGGGTTCGCCCGGGGGTGCCGAGGAGCTATCCAACATGACCTACCACGATCCTCGTGACGCGCATGTCACCAAGATGGAGAAGATCCACGCGGACATTCAGGAGGCGCTCTACGAGGGCGGCTACCGCCCCTCCAGCGCGCACAAGTACGCCTGGATGTGCAACGACTGCCGTCTCGTCTGGCCGATGAAGCATCAGGCTCGCGACTGCGCTGAGCGCAAGCACGTCACGCAGTACGCACAAGAGTATCCAGGCGGCTACGACCAGAACACTGGCAAGCCGCTGCCGCCGATCCTGTACCCACGCCACGCCATTCGCAAGGAGCCTCTGCCGATGCCCGCGCGCTCGTACAGCGTGCAGCACAAGGGCTACCTCTTCCGAGTGGTCGCCAATCCTGAGCAAGAAGCCACGCGCGACTTCAGCGCACGCGGCGCGCATGACGACTGGCTGATCAACGCCACCGCCCGCGTCAGCAAGGCCCGCATCGCCGGCCAGACGGTGTGGCAGCTCACGGCCAACGGCCTGCCGCACAACGTCTACGTGACCCATGAGCAGGCCGAAGCGCTCGATCTGCCGAAGCCATGAACCTACGAGTGGCGATCACCTTCGCCATGTTGGTCTGCATCGAGATCGGCATCATCGCCCTGATCCGATTCCGCCCAGACCTGGACGCGCGCGCGTTCCTGCTCACCTACTGGGCACCGATCGGGCTCTCGCTCCTTGGCGTCCTGATCTTCTGGCGAGCCTCACGCACCGACGACTGACTCACGCATCCGCCGTCCACTCCGGTGTGGCGGCGGAAGCGTGCGCCATCGTACCCATGTGCTTGCGCAGCACGTGCATGCCACCCCGAGTCCGCAGGACTCGGGTCCGCGCACGAGAAAGGGGCATCCGATGCCCATCACCGACCCGTATGCGGTCACCCAGGCCAACGCCACGCCCGAACGCGTGACGGAGATCCTGACCGCATATGGCACCGCATTGCTGGAGCGGTCCACCAGCACCGTGGGCGCCAATCCTGAGCGCGCACGCAAGCTGGAGTCCTCCCTCCAGTACCACGAGCGGTCGCTCACCTACCTGATGAGCTTCCTGCTCGAACCCGATGGCGAAACTGATCCCATCACGGACGAAGTCCGCTGGGAGATCAGTCAGCTTCGGGTGCGCTACGCCGGCCGTTACGAGGTGCCGCCCATCGAAGAGCAAGCGCTCGCGCTGGCTCAGCAGCACGCCAAGCGGGCCAGGGCCGATGCCCGCGCCGCCCGTGCCCGGCAGGCCCCTGAGCGCTCGCCACAGCCCCCGCAGGCCCCGCCGGCCGCCGAACCCGTCCTAGACGGCGGCAACGACCTCGACGCGATCCTGGCTGCCCTGTCCGGGCTGACCGTCGAAGCGTATCGTGCTCGCGCCACGGAGGACTGACATGCCTGAGCGGCATGGCGTCACCGGCTCCCGTGAGATCACGCCGTGGTAAACCCGGGCGCATCGACGCCCACGAGGACCGACATGACACTGACCATCAGCGACGAGTCGCTGGCCCTGCTCACGCATCAAGAGCAGGTTCGGCTGACGATCTACAAAATGAAGTACGACCTCATGTCCAAGGGCTTCAGCCAGGACGAGATCGAGCACTTGTGCTTCCTGAAGTGGCTGCACGAGCGCAAGCGGATCTGGGTGCTCTAATGGAGCACATGCCAGATCCCGACATCAAGCTGGGGCTCTCAATCAACCGACTGATGCGCGAGGTGCTGATCGGACAGGGGCTCACCTACGGGGACGCCAGCGCGTGTGTGGACAGCTTCGCCCACGCCTTCGATGCCCAGGTCGGTACGCAGTGGCTTGAGGTCAACGGAAGCACCGAATGGCGCCTGTCATACGACGGGCGCTCCACCTCTCAAGGACCGACGATGCCGCCACTAAGCCAGGGCGAGGCCACGCGCCTACTCGCAGAGATGCTTGACCTCGACGGCGAGATCACCACGTGGGCTGAGTATCTCGAAGAGGAGAGCGATGACACGGAGCTTCGCACTCGAATGCACGTCCTCGTGCAGGCCAGCAATCTCCTGATCGAGTACATCCAATCACGCGCCAAGGAGCAGACCACATGACGTACGTTCGCGGCAACCCCAAGACCAAGAAAGCCCTCAAGGATGCGCTCACGCGCGGGCAGTCCATGTACGCCTTCGAGCCGGGCATGGGTCGCCTGCCTGATGGCGGCGGCTGGATCTCGATCGAAGGCCCCCACTACCCCGAGCCGCATCGCTGGTATGCCCGTGTGCTCGTGGACGCCACCGGCAAGATCGTGAGCATCAAGTAATGGCCCGTCAACCACACGTTGATCTGGGCCAGATCGTCGCAACGCCGGGCGCCATGCGCATCCTGGAGCACATCGGCGTTGCGGAGAGCTTGCCCGCGTGGCTGATCGAGCATTCGTACGGACGATGCCCACACCTGGACAGCTTCGATCAGCAGGCCAACATGCACGCCGTTCGCGAGGGCATGCGCATCCTGACTGCATGGCCGACCGGTCTTCCCGGCGACGATGCCAAGATCTGGATCATCACCGAGGCTGACCGCTCGTCCACCACCATTCTGCTCCCGTCTGAGTACTAGGCTTCGACGTGGCGAGCACCCCCGAATCCCCACGGGTTCGAGGGTGCCCGATGCGTTCAGCATCAGAGAGGAGCTGTATGAACCGTTCAGTCAGCGTTGGACACGGGGATTCCCGTAGGATCTATCCGCGCTGTGCTGCCATCGATCCCGATGGCGAATGCCAGATCGGTGCAACCTACGTTGCCCCGACAGCAAACGAGGACGAGCCGGGATGGCTCTGGGTCGTACTCTGCACGCTGCACTTCACGCAGTGGCAGGGCAACGAAGGCCAGAGCTTCCCGAGCACGTCCACGTTCAGGCTCCAGCCCGTTGTGCCGCTACGACGCCGCTCCGGCAGCGTCCCACGTTCAGGAGGGAGATAACGTGCCGCCACTCCAGCGAGGGCGCGCTCGCTACCACATCTACGAGCGCACCGACGACGACCGCACCCTGATGTGGCTGACGATTCAGCACGTTGGGCTGACGATCCCCGGCCACCAGACCGGCGAGACGCCAGTGACCAATCAGGGTTCGGATGCCGCGACCTATCTCGTCCCCGTGACGGTGGTCGCGTCCATTCGCTTCCACCCTGACCACGGTGGCGACTACGCCGCGTACATCGGCGTGGCCCCGCCGTCCTTGACGACCGACCTTCAGCGCGTCACCTACATCGCGTTACATGGCAACAAGATCGAAGGTGCGCTGGCTGAGCGTCTGTTCCGCGTTGCGATCAACCGAAGGTTCGGCAAAGATCGCGTCTACTGCCGGGCCTAGCCCGTGGAGCTATCCAACACATGAAACTGCTGATCGCCGTGGACCTCGTTCTCGATCACGAGAGCCTGCGCCCACCCGACACCGAATTGGTACCGTGCCCGCGCGACATGATCGTCCAGGGCTTGGCACACCAGAAGTTCTACGTCATCGTGCGCTCCTGCACGAAGCTCTTCGGCCCCTGGCCGGTCGTTACGATCAACGGCGAGGAGCGCGTCATCGACGCGAGCGTCCCGACGCATTGCAGGACGCTCCCCAGAGATGCCCTAGAGATCAAAGGTGACCTGTTCGAGCGCATCCTGCACAATCAGGACGGCTCGCACAGTTGGTTCGGGCGTCATCTGCCCGAAGTCTCCACCCTGGTTCGGGCACACAAGGCCCTGAAAGGCCACAGAGCATGAGCGAGACACCCACGAGCGTTGACACCTGGATGGACCGAGCCTTCAAGCTCGGCTGTCTCAGCATCATGTGGGGCTGTCTCGGCTCCATTGGGCTGATCGTGTTCTTCGTACTGGTCGTGCCGATCCTCTTCGGCGTGATTGGAGCGATGCTGAAGTGATGCTCATCCGCATCCGCACGTTGGGCGAGTTCGCCTACGGGGACTGGCACATCATGCGCGCCAGCCTGCGCCCGCTGTGTGGGCATCCGCTCTACCGCGACAAGCTACGGGAGGACATGCAAACCGCCGAGGTCGATTACGCCCGCGTGATAGGCGCCATCAGCATCTGTGGCGTCTGTCTGTTCATGCTCGTGCATGCCGTCGAGGATTCCACCCGCGATTGCAATAGGCATGAGTGCTTCATCTCCAACGTCTGCGAGTGCGTTAGCCGCGCGCTCGACAGGGGGATTACCCATGAGGAGCAGCCCTAAATTCAACCACGAGCCCGTGGCTGAATTCTTCTACGTCATCGCCGGCAGCGGCGCGGACGATGGCTTCGCGGGAGGTGACAACCTCTCGGCGTACCATCTGTTCGACTTCCCTGAGGGCATGGACCCGGAGCTTATTGACGAGCACAACAACTCCGTCGATGTGGAAAGCCGCCTGAACGCCAGCGAGATCGTCATGCTGTGCGTCGAGATGGATGGTGCCATCCTCAAAGAGACGACCGATGGCTTTGTCTCGGTAGACCTGTACAAGCACCAGGCCGAACTCAACCGCGACTGGGAAGCCATCGTTGCCGCGACCTCCGTGAATACCTGCATAGAATGCAGTGCAGAATCGGAGGAGTACGGCGCTGACGCCATCATCGAGCACCGCAAATACTGCTCGCAGTACGAAGGGCTCTAGCTCGCGTCTCGCTTGAGGAACGCAGCAACGCGCGTGCCTCGTGCACGCTTCAGTGCACGCTCGTGTCGCTTGGCACAGCGAGGGCTGCACCATTTGATGGTGCTCACGCCGGTGATCTCGATGCCGCACACCCCACAGGTGCGCGTGACGGTACGCCGCAACGCATTCAACGCCTGCCCGGCGGATCGTGCGGCTTCGCGATCATTGGCCTCTGCGCGCTCTAGCACGGGACTCATACCCGCTATCATACCGACAGGCATCGTGGTTACGCAACCATGACAGCCTGACCAGAGAGGGAGGGCCACTCGATGCCCTATTCCAACCCTGCGCCGCCCGCACGATTCGGGCCAGCGGAGCGGCCCTATCTAACTCGACGGCCTAGCGCATTCTTGGTCGGGGAGGAGATCGTCGTCGCGGCCCGCTTCGGGGATCGTGAGCATATCAAGACGATCCCGAACGGGCGCTACTTTGGCGAGACGCAGACATGGCACTGGCCCAAGAACCGCAGCACGGCCCAGGCCATCTACAGTCTGCCGCTGCGCTGGACGGTCAGCCACGAGTTCCGCGCCCTGGTGATGGGCCATCCGGTCCCACCGCCGGACCCGCCGGCGACCCGTCTGCCGAATCCCGAACAAACGCGAACAACCCGCCGTGATACGGTGGACCGTTCACAGGTACCGCTGTTCACCCCGACGCCCGTTGCGGACCTGGATCGCCCGTTGCCCATCGAGAAGACGCCGTCCTGGCGCCATCAGCGGGCTGCGTTCTGGTACAGCTTCCGCAAAGAGTCCGTCATGCTCGACATGAAGATGGGCACGGGCAAGAGCAAGGTCATCTGCGACCTGATGGGCAATCGGATGATGAGGAAGATCCTCATCATCTGCCCGAAGTCCGTCATGGATGTCTGGCCGAACCAGATCGCGCGCCACGCCGTTGACGACTACGAGATCCTGAAGCTGGACGATGGCACGGTATCAGGGAAAGCTGACTTAGCTTCGCGCATGATCGAGTGGTGCGATGCAGTCGGAAAGCGACTGGTCATCATCGTCAACTACGAGTCAGCATGGCGATCCCCATTCGGGCCAACGCGCAATGCCCGGAACGAGATCATCGATCGAGGCTTCGCGCTCACACAGCGGTGGGATGCCGTCATTCTTGACGAGTCTCATCGCATCAAAGCTCCCGCAGGCAAAGCCTCGCGCTTCTGCCGTCTCTTGCGCACGCATGCGACATTCCGCGCCTGCCTGACCGGCACGCCGATGCCGCACTCGCCCCTGGATATCTGGGCACAGTTCCAGTTCCTGGACAACAGAATCCTGGGCGATTCGTTCCCGAAGTTCCGTTCGCAGATCGCGGAGATGGGCGGCTACAACCAGCACCAAGTGATCCGCTGGGTCAACCAGCCCTGGCTGGCCTCGCAACTCGCGACGATCACCTTCAGCGTCGGCAAGGAAGTGTTAGAGCTTCCACCCGCGCAGCACATCACACGCCACTGTCGCCTCACCGCCAAGGCTCAGGAAACGTACAAAAAGATCGAGCGGGAGTTCTACGCCGAGCTTGATCAGTACGTCGCAGGCCGAGGCGACGGGGATGAGCGCACCACGATCAGCAACGTGCTGGTCAAGCTCCTCAGATGCCAACAGGTCACGAGCGGGTATGTCCGCGACGATCTCGGGCGAGACATCCGTGTGGACACCAGCAAAGAGGAACTGCTCGCAGACATCCTAGAGGACATTGACGAGCCCGTCGTCGTGTTCGCGCGGTTCCAGCACGATCTCGCGGTGATCGCCCAGGTTGCCGAGCGTCTCGGGAAGCGGTACAAGGAGCTATCGGGCAATCGCAAAGAGCTTGGCCCGAATGCCACCTACCCATCCGAGTGCGATGTTCTGGGCGTGCAGATTCAATCGGGAGGTGTCGGCATCGACTTGACGGGTGCCAACTACGCCATCTACTACTCGTTGGATCGCTCCCTTGGCAACTACGATCAGTCGTTGGCACGGCTCGACCGTCCGTTGCCTGATGGTAGCAGTCGGCCCGTGACGTACTACCATCTGCTGGCCGAGAACACCATCGACGGGACGATCTATAAGGCTCTGGATCAGCGCAGGGATGTCGTGGAGAATTTGGCTGAATTAGTCCGCCGGGGCTAATTTTCGCATTGTCGTGCCGCTCACTCGCGCTCTTGAGATTTGAGATAACGAGTGAGCGGTGATTTTGCGCGTCTACTTGACGTTGCCTTGACCGATCTGCTATACTCTCGGGGCGGGGGAAACCATGTCCGAAGGCGTTTCAGATGGGTGACGGGTTCACGCAAGGACGCACCTACCTACGCGACCGAGCCTGGAGGTTGGTCCCGTGACATCAAGGGAGATTACCACCCCGTCTGAGTTGGATGCACAAGTGGCACTCGAAGCCACTCCCACCGTGGATCTGCTCAAGCAACTCGCGATCCTGACCGACGAAGAGCGCCGGCTGTCACAGGCCCTCGCTGCCGTCAAGGCAGCGGGCGATCAGATCGAGGCGCTGGTGCTACAACGGATGCTGACTGACGACACGCCGTCGATCACCGTCACGACTGACAGTGGCGTTAGGATGAAATTCAGCATCACCTCGCGGACCTACCCCAAGATGGTTCGCGGCTCCCTCGTGGCAGCGAATGCGTTGCGAAACTACGCGGTCCGATTGCAGGATGAAGATCGCTACGACGAAGCCGACGCGATCATGGACATGCTGACGATCAAAGGCCAATCGCTCGCACCGATGCTCAACGAGTGGATGCTGGAAGACATGGAGCTACCACCGGAGTTTGCCGGTGCCATTGAGGCTTCGACTCGGTTCTCCTTGTCGAAGAGGAAGGCGTAGCCTGTCGGCACGCTTCCCCGCCGTGTGCGCCAGTATGCGCCCTCCGTAGGGGGCTGCATGCCACGCGAATTGCGTACCTATAAGTACGATCAGGTGGTCAGGGGAACACACCTGTCGGAGATCGTTGCGGTTGTCGCAGAGCGTGCCAGCGGTACGCGCCGCTGGTATGCTGCTGCGGACAATCGACTCTTGGAAGAGGAGGTTGCGCGCGAACTGTTCCCCACTGTCGATGGTCGGTATCACATACCGACGTTCATGCTGAAGATTGCAGATCGAAGAGAGCAGAACACAGATGGCAACGAGCAAACCGCAAACTCAGGCGCTGGCGGTTCCCGCTCGCGACCAGTTCCCTGTTCTCGCCTATGACAAGGCCGAACTAGCGGAACTGCTCAGCGACAACCTCAATGGGATGCTGCCAAAGCTTACTCGGATCTCCTGGCCGACCGGGGGCGTCTTGCAGTTCAAGGTGCCGACCGATGAGGGCGACAAGATGATGTCCACCCTCACCGGGCTGATCGTGCACCACGTCCCCAATCGCCTGTTCTGGGAAGAGAGCTACGAGGAATCCGGCGGGGGTCAGATTCCAGATTGCTCCTCCCCTGATGGCATCGTTGGCTACGGGAAGCCCATTCACGAGGTCAAGGGGATCGCGCACCCGTCGCTCCAGCTTCACCCGGAGCAGCAGGGTCCATTCTCGTGTCAGGCATGCCCCCTCTCGAAGTTCCGAAACGATGAGCGCCCCTTGTGCAGGGAGACGCATCCGCTGTTCATGATTCCGAAGTCGGAAGATGCAGAGGATGTGCACCTGCTCCCGCTGGTCGTTAGCGTGCCGCCATCATCTCTCGCGGTGTGGAGCACGTTTGCCGGTCAGCTTCTCGCACGCGGTATTAGCTTCCGTCGCGCGATCATCGAGGTCGGCTTGGAAGTAGATCGCGGCGGGCCACGGGGCAACATCGAGTACAGCAAGATGAAGGTCCGTCGAGTGGGAGTGTTGTCGGCTGAGGAGTTTGCCTTTATGAAGGCATATGCAGAGAACTTGACGCCGCTCTTCGAGCAGTTCTCCCAGAGGGCTGTCGAGACGGTGTTCACCGAAGAGGCGCAGGCGGAGGTAGCCACAGACACCAACCCCCGCTAGCGCACGCGAAGACCGCAGGGTGCTATTGCCCTGCGGTCTTCGCTTTCAAGGGGGATACGATGACGGAGATGCTTCGGGATTTGTGGCGATTCAAGCCCGAAGACAGTTGGATTCTCCTCTGGTCACTCCAGAACGGACGCTCTGAGTTCTACGCCGATGTAGAGGTTGCCATCACAGCAGCCACACGCCTTGCTGAGCGTGGGGATGTCTACGTCGGCACTGGTCTACGTGCACGAGCCCTGCCACCGTCCCAGCGTGGGGGCACCGATGATGTGGTCGGCATCGCCGCGCTCTGGCTCGACGTTGACGTGGTTGATGAAGCGCACCAGAAAGTCAACCTCTTCCCATCCAAGGAAGAAGCCGAGCACTTCATCAATCAGGTCACACCGCTGAAACCTTCGTACCTCGTTGATTCGGGCCACGGCTTGCAAGCATGGTGGCTGTTCAACGAGCCCTGGATGTTCGCAGACGCTGATGAACGGCGCTCTGCCATCGACCTCTCACGACGGTGGTCAAATACCTTTCGATTTCGGGCACACGAGGCGCACCTGGACATCGATGCAGTGCATGATCTTTCGAGGGTCATGCGCATCCCAGGCACGTTCAACTACAAAGATGTTGAGCGTGGCGGTAGACGCCTACCAGTCACGATCCGAATACAACACTACATGGGCGCAGAGATCGCCCGCTATAGTCCGAGCGACTTCGAGCCCTATCTCATGGAGTCGCCAGAGACTGACCCCGAAGCGGTCACCGATGTTGGTGAGTTCAAGATCAACCTGATGGCTGATCCGCCAATGGCGAAGTTCGATCTGCTCCAGGATACCCACATCAAGTTCAAGCAGTCTTGGAGACACGAACGCAAAGACATGCAGGATCAGTCCCTGTCGTCCTATGACATGTCGCTCGCGGCCATTGCAGCCTATGCGGGCTGGTCTACACAAGAGATTGTGGATCTGCTCATTGCCCATCGACGTAGGTACGGCGAGACGGGTAGTCACAAGAACATGGAAGACTACCTGCGCCGCACACTACGGAAGAGCGCGCCGCGCCACAATGGGGTGCCATCCGCCAATCCAGACAACCCGGAGATCGCGGCGCCACAGGCACCGCCGTTGATGCCGCCGCCGAAGCGGAGTAAGGAATCCGAGTATGGCGCGGTGATGAACGAGATCGCGGCATCAGATAGCCTGGATCGAACCCTGTCGCTCCTCTCCGGTGTGCTTGGTCCGATCCAGATCCTAGGCATCATCAAGTATCGATCCGAGCCACCGTCCTACGTCATGGATACGAATCACGGCAAGGTTCGCTTCGATAAAGTCGAGACACTTGTCTCGCAGACTGGCTTCCGCCAACGGGTGTACGATGTCACGAAGCGTATGGTGCGCCAGTTCAAGCGGGATCAGTGGGACGACATCCTGAACATCTTCGGGGATATCATGGAGGAGCAGGATGTCGCTGATGATGCCACCGACGCGGGCATGGTCATCAGCTACCTCGTGCACTACCTGAACGACCGAGCCCCCACCGAGTCCCTATCCGATGCCTACCGGACGCAATCGTCCTTCTTCAAGGACGGACAGCTCTACATCTTCGGGCCAGCCTTTCGCGCATGGATTCACACGAACTACCGCCACTTGATTGCGCCGCGCGAGCTTGGGCTGATGCTGCGGAATGTCGAGGCGTCGCAGCGCACGATCGGGTTCCAGCGACCGAGTGGTAGCTGGACGACGAAGCATTGTTGGCACATCCCGGAACGGATTGCGGCAGAAGCGTTAGGAGAGTAAGTACACTCTAGGGCGTCTCGTGCCGCACAGACGGCAGCAGGAGGTTCAATGGCACCGCGTTGGAACGTCGCCGTCGATACCCTCGCAGAGAATCTGCGCTGGCTCCTGAGCCAGAAGGGCATCGACATCCTACGAGCACGGTCGGACTACCTGACTGACCGCAAGCTCGCCGCCACCGATGGCGTTGATGTCATCAAGGCCGATGACGCAAGGTCGCTGCTCGTCTCGATCCTGAGCGAAGCTGAGCCGGTCTACTGGCCCGCTGCGTTCTGCACGATCCTGGAGCAGTCGTACGGTACGCTGCCGATGTCCTGGCGGCTAACCGACCCGATGCTGTTCACCCAGCGTGGGTTCATCCACCTGGAGCAGCCGATCTCGCTCAAGCACTCGCATCCGCCCGACGATGCTTGCATGGGCACCGAGGATCGCGTCACGTCATTGTCATGGCGAAAGTCGCGGAATACGACGTTCATCGATCTGTGTGCCTGGGTGCAGCCCGGCGAGCAGTCGATCATGGAAGTGTTCCCGCCAACCTGGATGACAAGTCGCCTGTCCAAGCAGACGTACAACCGTCTGGATCGCCTCATCCGCAAAACGCAAGAAGAGGAAGAGACGAAGAACCGCGAAGCCGTACAGCGTCTAGCTGAACAGTTTGGATCGACGCCGGAAGTCATCGACGGAGCAGAGACGCTGCTACGTAGCGCAACGAACGAGGATGTCGAGCAGGAAGCGTATCGGCAGATGATGCTGACCGCGCATCGCGAGACGAGCGTGATCAGGCCGGGCGGCATCCCCTGGCTGATCACACCCTGGCGTTCGGGGCAGACCATCGCGCAGACGATGGAGAAGAATGCCCTGGCCTACAGCGATCCCTCGAATGCCTGCCCGTACTGCACCGAAGGCTATCTCAAGCTCTTTGGCGCGGCCCTCAACTTTCTGTCCACCAAGGTGTTCGTCAGCGTTCCGTCACACACCGATCGAGCCGTCCTGCGGAGGCTGGCGCGTGGCAACGCCAAGAAGCCCCAGTGGGACACCGTCAATGTTGTCACGCTGCGCAAGCCCGAGCGCGTCAAGCACGCCAGCGATGAAGAGGAGGTGCATCGCGAGTGGTCGTGTCATTGGCTCGTCGGGTCCGCAAACGGCGGGTTCTGGCGCCATCAGCCGATGAAGAACGAAGAGGGTCAGTGGATCAAGCAATGGCGCTGGATCTCTGCGTACGTCAAGGGTGATATGTCAAAGCCGTTCAAGCCGCCATCGAAGCGGGTATTCACTGTGGAGCGCTGACATGAGTAAACGCCGCGTGAGTCGCACGATCTACATGTGCGACGGACCAAACTGCGAGGTTGAGACACAGGATGAGAACGTGATCAGCAAGCGCTGGATCATCATCCGGGCGCCGAATGACAACGAGACGGCGTACCTCCACCGCGTGGAGTGCGCGATTGCGTACCTGAGCACGATCTCACATGGCTTCGACACAGCGGTGATTCGTGCGCATATCGGCCAGCCTGTGCCCGCTGGTCGGGACGGATCGGCTGAGTCATGAGCACGTGGGTGACGAACGCTCCGGTCGCATACGACTACGAGAACATTGTGCAGGAAACCACGCCGCTCGCCGTGCGATTCTCAGCGAAGCTGGGGCTGTCGTCCGGGCGAGCACCGCTGCGCAAGGTCGAGTTGGACGACCGCGAAGACGGATACTACGTGTCCTACCAGATCGGGAGGTATCAGTCAGGTATGTACCTCACGATGACCTGGGAGAAGTACCAGCAGGAAGTCCGAGACGGCTACATCGAAGAGGAGATAGATGAAAGCAGCGAGCGTCGCCCTGATGCCGAAGCCTGTGACGATCACAGTGCTAGAGATTGATGGGCATCCGATGAGCGCATCGGTGTTCCGTCAGTTGCCCAAGCGCACACTGGTCAATCGACGGAACCTGAAACTGAATGGCGATGTCCTTGGGCGCGTCAACTACTACTGGGGATCGTGTAACAGCATGCATCTCCATGTCGTCTGGGTAGACAAGCAAGGTGATCTCAACCGTGACTGCGTGTATGCCACACGAGCGCGCAATGAGCCGCCCGACCATGAATGGACGGATGTCTACCAGAGCCTCCAGTCCGTACCGCAACTGTACATCGAGCATATCGATGTAGCAAACGAAGGAGCATGATGCAAGCCACCATGACTGAGACGGCGATCACGCAGGCCCACCCGCTCACACAGCCGGTGTATCCGCGATTCACGCCGCAAGAGGCGATGATTCTGAACATCGTCGTGGGAGAGTTCCCGCGTCCGATTGAGGAAGACGAACTCCTGCGCCGACTGTCCAAGATCCTGCCTCCCACACGCTGGGGCACGCGCACGCGGAACGGCCTCAGGATCTCGATCTGCATGATTCGTGCGAAGCTTGGCGAGCGTAAGCAGCATCCCAGCCGGTTGATGAGCGTGTACACGCTCAACCCGAATGGCTCGCGCGGCATGCTCGCGGGCTACGTCTGGAGGGGCTAGTGGAATACACGCGAGAAATCGCAGCAGCGTGCGCCAGTATTGGCGCACGGCTGCTTGACCGTTACGATCCGAACTGGGTTGACCACATCGAGACTGAACGTCTGGATATGTCAGACGGAGAGTCCTGCATCATCGGGCAGCTATACCCGAGCCCTGAGGGTGACTACTATGGGGCGATCCTTGCGAAGTTCGAGGGTGATCCTCGCTGGCGAGATGCCGTCGATGTACTCGCTGCTGAGCACAGCGATCTCTTCGAGGAGATGCGCTATCAGGGTGAGTTCCCGGATCGCTTCTTGGGATTCAACGTGCCCGACCCGGACGACATAGACGACTATGACATCGACGAGATGAATTGGTTCGGCTGGCTCGATGACGCCTGGCAGTCCGAGATTCGGCATCGTCGTGACGAGGCGGTGTTTCAGAAAGCATAGCGATGGAAGATGACGACGCGCTCTTCCTGCTCGATGCACCCGAGTATTCCGACGAAGAGTGGCAGGAGCGACCACGCTGCAACTGGTCGTACCCTGCCTTCACCTTCGCGGAGTACAGGCTCCCGGCCTACACGTGCCCTTTTGAGCCTCGCTGGCGCTTCCTGACAACGTACTCGAACGCCAGCAAGACTGACACGATCTACTGCCATCTGCATGGCATTCTCTTCCACTATGGTGTTGCCAACTGGGCAATGATCGACCACAACACGAAGGCCGATACCACGGTCATCGACATGACCACTGAGGAGGTATGCATATGTACACAGGGCGATGAGTGCGCAGCGATCATCGAGTATCGTGAACGCACTCGCGAGCCGGAAGTAAAAGTGGAGCGCGCTTTGGGGGCACAAGAGCATTGGAATTAGAGGGAGCCGTGTGTCACAGAGGGGATTGCCGTGACAGGCTGCGACTCAAGCGGCATGCGCTGACGATGTTGCAGCGCCTATGGACGGAGATCCTGTCTCCGTACTTAGAGACGTTGCCGCCGGATACACTGAGCAAGAAGATGATCGAGCGGGATTTCCAGGGACTGCTCGACGTACTGGAGTTTGACAACCATCCATGTGAATGCTGATGGACCACTTCACGACGGTCCGTTGGAAAGACACATTCTTCTGCGCCTCATGCATATGCGGCTGGTCATATGCGAACACATCCCCATCCATCACGAAGCGGGCCGCTGAACAGCATGAGGTTCGCGAACGTGAACATCATCCTTGGTGCGAGACAGTGACGGGATCGGCGCACTGCACTTGCAAGGAGTTGTGATGCGCGAAGAGACGCCCCAGCCTGATACCCAACCAAAGCCACCAGGCGCGGTGAAGTACATGCCATACCAGAGGGTTTACAGTGAGTTCATCGTGAAGATGCGCGCTGAGAAGCCCGCCGATGTGGCTCGTCATCTCGCTCGCGTGAGGAAGCGGCGAAAGCAAGAACGTCGCAACAAGAAAGCAGGACGCCGATGACAGAGCTACGGGTCTTCGGTCCACCTGGGACCGGCAAGACCACGTACCTCGCGGCGCAGGTAAGTCGCGCCGCGCAGAAGTACGGTGCCGATCGCGTATTGGTATCGAGCTTTACGCGCGCAGCAGCAGCGGAGATCGGGAGCCGAGGGCTTCCGATCCCGCCTCAGATGTGCGCCACACTGCACGCGCATGCCTACCGCTCACTTGGCCGACCTGAAGTAGCCGAGAAGCACATCAAAGAGTGGAACGCCGGGGCCACCGATGCGAGGCATGTGCTAACTGTCAGCGGTGTCGATGTGGATGATGCCGCCGAAGCGAACTACTCCAGCGATGCTGATGAAATCGCCGCACGCTACCAGACCTATCGTGCGTTGCTGCGCCCGCGTGATCTCTGGGAGGCTGACGTACGGTACTTCGCAGAGAAGTGGGAGTCTTGGAAAGCAGAGAACGAGTACATCGACTTCACCGACATGATCGAGATGGCGCTGAACGACATCGAAGAGGCGCCGGGTGAGCCGCTGATCGGCTTCATTGACGAGGCTCAGGATCTCACCCCATTGGAGCTAGCGCTCGTCCGCAAGTGGGGCTCCCATATGGAGTACCTCGTGATGGCGGGCGACGACGATCAGTCGATCTACGCCTTCAAGGGCGCCACCCCTGACGCCTTCCTGGACCCACCCCTGCCGGCCTCGCAGAAGCGGGTGCTGGCGCAGTCGTATCGCATCCCGCTGGCCGTCCACACCTTTGCAGAAGACTGGGTATTGCGGCTCTCGCGGCGCGAGCCAAAGATGTACAAGCCTCGCGACTACGAGGGCTCGTTTCGGCGGCTGACCGATGCATCGGAGTATGGCAACAAAAGGGCGGACTTCGAGCATCCCGATTTACTGCTGGATGATGCCGAGCGGTATCTGGAAGCGGGTCAGACGGTGATGTACCTGGGGAGCTGCGCGTACATGCTCGATGAGCTTGTACAGGAGATGCGTGCACGTGGTCTGACATTTCACAACCCATACCGCCGCAAGAACGGGCGCTGGAATCCGCTGCATCCCGCCAGGGGTGTCAGCGCGGGGCATCGACTCGCGGCCTGGATGAAGCTGCCATCGGAGTGGACGCCCCACGATGTGAAGACATGGTCGTTCCACATGAGCAAGCCCAAGGTCTTCGTCCGGGGCTCGGGCGAGAAGATGCTCGACGGTATCGGGCAGCAGTATCACCCGATGCCACAGGAGTATTACTCGCGCGTGTTCACTCCCGAGTTCATCAACGGGTTTGCCAGTGTGGACGACCCCGTTGACCACTTCAGCGATCTGCTCTTGGAGAGCAAGAGAGGAGTGTACACCTACCCGCTGACCATCCTGCGCAAGCACGGGATCGAGATGGTGCTCAAGGCGCCACAGATCATCATCGGAACAATTCACAGCGTCAAGGGCGGGGAAGCAGATGCGGTCTACCTGATGCCCGACCTGTCCAGGCCGGGATACAGCGAGTACATCGGAGGGGGAAGAGACAGTACGATCCGTCAGATGTATGTTGGGATGACGCGAGCTAAGGAAGCGCTTATCCTGACCGGTGCAGTGAGCCCACTCTGCGTACAGGAGTTGCGATGACCCCGCTGGATGACCTGCATCCTAGCGAGACGGAACAAGCTCTGGCGTACTCAAACCTGATCCAGGAGCATTGGCCGCGCTCAGTGCCCATTGCCACAACCAACGAACATGCCTGCTCGGTGTGTGATGAGATCTGGCCGTGCGACATCGCGGTGATCCTGGCTGGCTTCCGTGACTTTCGCCAGAAAGCAAAGGAGCTTTCAGAGATCACGATAGCACTGAGCGACATCACGTGCGCAGCAGCAGACATGATCTCGGGCCTGGATCTCCAGCATCTCACTCCCGAGTTTGCTGGCGAACTGTACTTGCGGCTTGCCGCTGCCATTGAGGTCATGAAGAATCGACAGGGATCCGTATGACTGACGCCATTGTCGCAGCCCTCCTGATGATCGAGATCTACGCGCCGTGGTGCGGTCCGTCGAAGATCACGGGGTATGTTCGCACAGAGTTTAGCGGAAGTACGTACGACGGGACGCCAATCTGGACGGAGGAGAAGATTGTCGCAGCAAGCTGGGATGTACGCATGGGTTCCATTGCGGAGATTCAAGGACTCGGTACCTATCGTGTTGCTGATCGCGGCATGCTGGGCGATGGCAACCCTATGCCCTGGCTGGACGTGGCGGTTTGGAGCCGCTTGGAAGCGTACGCGCTGACTGGCGTTCGGCAGACCTGCTTTCGGAGGCCGTTGGCATGAGCGATGCGCAGCCAGTCGAAGCGACAATTGAGCGCTGGATTGTCACGCGCGCATGGGAAGACAAGCCCGCTCGTGTGATGTGGGCGATTTGCGTCATCGGTCAGCCATTGGTCACGTTCGATACACGCGATGAAGCCATCGCGTTTGCTTCTAGTCACAACATGCCTGTGGCTAGTATCGAAGAGGAGACACCGTGAGCGTGATGAACGAGCGGATTGAGTCTGCGTTCACGGACGAGTATTCGCGCATCAAGCATGAAGGCTTCGACAAGCTTATCGCGATGCGACTTGACGAGTTGCTGTTCATGGCATATCGGCGGGGATACATCCGAGGACACTCAGATCGCTCGCGGGAGGTGCAACTCGAACAAGAGCAAGCGATTCGTGAAGGTAAGACGGGCGTCAACGTACGCTACGAGAACGACCGTCTGATTCTTGAAGGGCGCGATATGACGCCTAAGAAAGAGTAGCATGACCGAGTGGAGAGATGCAGCGAACATCCTCACGCTGCCCAACGTGCCATTAGGGCTGAGCCATCTCCTGCCCGATAGGCCCGGCCTGTACGCCATCGTCGTCATGAACGATGTCGGTATGTGCTTCGTGGCCTATGTCGGGATCGCAACGACATCGCTCTATCGCCGCTGGGGCTCGCACCGTCAGCCGGGCGGTAAGGTCGAGCTTGCCGACAAACTTGCTCGGCGAGTGAAATTCGGCGGGTCGCGCAGTTATGTCCTGGTGTACTACGACACATCGGATATAGGCCCCGATAGCTTGCGCGAGTCTGAGCGGCAGATCATCAAGATCTGGAATCCTCCGCTCAATGCCCCGCTCTGGGGTAAGGGCTCCACATCGTTCCTGCTGACGCCCTCGCCGGTGTCAGGCATGATCGCGCGCAGACGTGGGCTAGTCTATGCCACGGCGACGATCCCGCCATATCACTGCATGGAATGGCACCCCTACGTGCATGCGCTGCGCGCAGAGAAGATGGCAAACGACGGCTGTCATCCCATGTCGCTCGTCATCTAAGGACGCACCATGACCGACGATGAATTCCAGCGGAGATACCACGACTTCGCCACGCTTGACCATTGGGTTGCCGAGCGCGAGGCAACCCAAATTGTCCTGGAGAACGGGCGACATCCCGCTGTTGTGGGACTTCCGTTTCAAGACGGCTACGTGCGCTACTGCTTGATGCTGCCCGAAGCAGCGAAAGCACTCACGGGACTGTATCCCGAACTGGAGGGTCAATGAACCCATTGCCAGCCTGGACGCCCTTTGTGCGCGTCAACCCGTACCTGAGCGTCGAGAAGCGCAAGGCGATCATCGCGCACATCCAACAGGAAGCGCGCGCTCAGGGGGTTGAACTCTCGCGCGCGGACATCGAGCAGACGCTGATCGAGGAGCGCGAGAACCAGGAGATGTACCGGAACAGTCGGTACACGGTGATCGTCATCAGGACGGAAGAGCCCTGGTACGACACCGCGCCCAAGGTCATCCATCTGAGCATCCGCCGGAACGACCGTAAGCGCCCAGGCCCTGAGCGCTACCGCGACTTCCAGCGCATCAAGACTGAACTCGTTGGGCCAAACCACGAAGGTGTGGAACTGTATCCGTCCGAAGATCGCGTGGCCGATTGCGCGGACCAGTACCACATCTATGTGCTAGCCGATCCCGAGTTGGAGTTCCCCTTCGGGTTCCGCGCGGGGTTCCGCGCGGGACCAGGAAAGGGAAGCCCCGTTGCGCAGACTGCCTTCGAGGAGTGAGCCATGACGATTCGTGAACTGCTCAAGCTCCTGGTTGCTCAGCCGGATCTCGACGCTGAGATCATTCTTCAGAAGGATGCCGAAGGGAACGGCTACAGTCCGCTCGTTGGTGGCGAGCGCGGCTACTACGTTGCTGACAGCACCTATAGCGGGGAGGTGTACACACCTGAGGATCTCGAAGATGGCGAAAACGTACCGCCCGACTGGAAGCCCGTACTGGTACTCTGGCCGGTGAACTGATGCGCCACCTGTACTACCTGCTCAAGGATCGCGAAGTCGTCCCTGTTGATGAGAGTGAGTGGTACTTCCAATCCAGCGACGAGCGGCGCGTTGCCTACACGGTGCTAGGAGATGAGATGCACATCTCCACAGTCTTCATCCCTCTCCCCGTGGACGAGATCATGGGGGTACCACTCGCCTTTGAGACGATGATCTTCGGCGGTCCATACGACAAGTGGGATTGCCGCTCCTGCACGTTCGACGACGCAGAGATCGTACACGAGACGGTGTGTGAGAATCTGCGAAAGGGGTTGCCTCCTGATGGAAGATGAGAGCTTCGGAGTCACATCGATCTACGGTGCCCAGAACAAACGCGGGTACGTCGAGATCACGCTTGGGCGTAGCCATCTCCAGGTAACTCCTGCGAAGGCACGCGAGGTTGCAGCCTTCCTGCTGGAAGCGGCCACCGCTGCGGAAGGAGACGAAGTCCTGATGCGTGTGCTCGATCGCGTTGGGATGAGCCGTCAGCGTGCTTCGCAGGTACTTCTCGCGATGCGCCAGGAGCGACACGAAATTCAGCGGCGTGCGCGCCAGGAGATGCGCGAAGCACTCGCCTTCCACCAGGAAGAAGCTGACCTGGGAGATTGATATGGAGCAACCCGGCAAGATCGCCCGCTGGAACTACAACGACGACGAGCAGTTCGATGAGGAGCAGCGTGCCTGTGCTGCGTGCGGCGAGGTATTCGTCGTCGGGCAGCGCGTACAGGAGCGGCCCGCCTTCAGCCTGCACTTCTACCACACCGACACCAAGGACTGTCGCACGCTGCAAGTGACCGGCTGACATGGTGCGATGGTTTGTGCTTCGCGATCATTTCTGCGTGCTCTGCCCACTGCACCAGGAGCGCTATGTTTCCTGGTGCTGGTTCTGCGGGCGGGTACTCGCGCGACAGTACGGCTGGACTCGCCGCCCTATCCCCTGGTGGCTTCCGCCTGATCCCGGGGAGCGAATCCCGCGCTTCATAAAGCGCGAGTTACACACCCTGAGGAACTAGATGCCCTTTGACTACAACCCCACCGTGTGGATCGCCCTTGACTGCTTCGGTATTGCCGCAGCCGCCTTTGGTGTGTGTGTCTATAAACGGGGGTGTATGCGAGTGTTTCACTGGGGGATGATGACCTTCTGGACGTTCTGGCTCTGCGTGAACATCTCGGAGATTCTGGGGAAATGATTGAGGAGTGCTGCTTCAACTACGAGCGCGACCACTGTGTAGGTGAGGGCTGCCGATGTGCATGTCATGCGCAGCCATCGCTCCTGCGTAATCAGGATGACATCACGGTTGCGCTCAGTGCGTACTTCAGGGATGCGATGCGAGCATGGGGCGTTCCTATGCAGCCGGACATTTCCATCAACAACCGCTTCTGGATCAACGATAGACGTGATCCGAAGAAGCGGTATCGTGTCACCGTCGAGGAGGTTGCGTATGACCGTGATGATGTCATGTGATCACCATGACGTAGGAGGTTGCGTACCGGATAGTCGGTCGCGCAAGCGAATGCTGATGCAGCTTGGGCGGGGACTCGCCATGTCGGACGCGCTGGGCGAACTCTATCACAGCAATGAGGTTCGCTACGATCTTCGAGATGGACGCCCCGTCGTCATCATGCCATTGAAGGAGATGATTCCGCTTTTCATTGCGTGGCTTGACTGGTTGCAAATACAGCCACACGGCGATGACTGGGCGCCCGCCGTTGATCCGCCTGCCGAGATTCACGTGCCGAAGCTGGAGGACTAATGTCGAAGCGAAAGCGGAAGAAGGACGAAGAGGAGTCGCTGTCCGAAGAAGCAGAGATCATCAAGACGGCATTTGAGGAGTTCAAGGCGTTCCATGCCACGCTGTTGGAGCGCGACAACCTCACCGAAGGCGAGCAGTCCCTTGTTGAAGATATCTCCGTCATGCTGGACCTGTACGAAGAGCCGCTCCTGACTGTCTTCGGCGCCGGGTTTACGGCAGGAGCTACGGGTGTGATGCAGTCGCTGCATGAGATGTCGCAGGACTTGAGGATGCACATCGAGCAGCACGTTCGGCAACAGACTATGCCGCAGCGCAACATCCCACGCGCATGAGCGAGGAAGGAGAGATCTACGGCATCCCGATTCGTATCAGCCAGATCGTGCCTGAGGGTGAGATCTGGGTGATGGACGGCAAAACTATCGCACGTATCATCGGAGTGAAGATGGAAGGCGAATCGCCAGAGACAACGCACGACGAATTGCTGCACGACGTTCGCAGCGAGATCGACCCCGCCATTGTGGCGATCTTCGACGCGCTCCACGAGACATCCGCCGTGGGCGTGCATGAGCAGTGGACGATCCCGTTGCACGCTAGCTGCGGCTTCAGCGGCGAGATCGTCCTGCGTGTCGAGAGCCTTGGTACATGCACGCCGCTCGACCACGAACAGTTCTTGGATGCGCGCATCGAACGCGCGAAGCGTTACGTCGATCTGCTGCTTCAGCGCCTGGGACTGAAGCTCACGGAGGAGCCTGATGGTTGTTAGAGGATGCGGCACCCGTGTGCTCGGGGGTGTCTACGTCGAGACGTTGCTTGGCCCGGACGGGCACCCTATCGAGTGCATGATCAAAGCCCCGCCGCTGGGTATTGACGTGCAGTCAATGGGGCTTACCCCCGTGGGCATCAAATTGATTGAGCATCAAGGTGTCGTCCACATCTTTGACTGGGTCGGGGAGGGGTACTACCCGAACGTCTCCGACTTCATTGAAGAGGTGCGGCGCTTCGGTGCTAGCCGTCGCCTGTCGCAGAACCTGGACTTCTCGAAGCTCTCGGCCAGGAGTCGGCTGATCCTGATTCACAGTCGGGCTGGGGTACCCGAGTTCGAGAACCCGTATGAGAGCCCACAGCAGTGCCCACGGCTGGTGCGCGCGCTGCACGATCGGTTGCAGATCGAGCCACTGGCCCACGTCTGCGCGAACCAGTGGTGGGCCGATCACGACGCGAAGCAGCGGCTGCTGCCGGGCGAGATCTATACCCGCGAGATGCCTTCGTTCACCTACGAGGCACGCCAGCAGCCAGGGTCGTACACCGAAACCAAGCCGGCGATCTTCATGGTGCTGCCGATCAGCCGGATCGCGGTGGTCAAAGACCCGTCAACCAACTCGCACGTAGAGACGGCGTGCAAGGTCGGCGCTCAACTGTCATTGGACATCAAGATTGATGTTGTCGATGAGTAGTCATGGAGCGGCCACCGCTCTGTCCACATGATCGCGAGGAGGCCCTTGAGCATCTAACGATGCACATCGAGATTATTGCCGATCTTATCGCACGATATCCTCGCAGTGGTATTGCACAGCGTCTCGCGCCTCATGTGCGCGAGGCGCTGTCTTTATGCGATGCTCTGCGAGAGGAGGAGAGATGACTCCCGCACAGCGCGACTTCCCGATCCCAAAGCGGATGAGGAAGCTTCCTAAGGAACGGCGCGGCTACCCGGTGCCGTTCGTCACGATGCTGGACCCCTTCACAAACGAGCCCGACTTCCGAGTGCTGGACGTGCGTCGGCAGATGCAGTGCGTGAACCAGAAGCTCTGCGCCATGTGTGGAGAGTCGCTGGGAAAGTACATCGCGTTCATCGGCGGGCCGCGTTCGCGGGATGGGCACTCGTTCTTCGATCCTGGCATGCATCGTGAGTGCGCAGAGTACGCCGCAAAGGTCTGCCCATTTATCTCGCGAGAGAACGCGCAGTTTCGCGACTTCACCGAGAAGGATGCCGCGAAGTACGACGTGCTGACAGTCAATCAGGACGATGCTCGGGAGAACCCCGAGATGTATATGGTAATCACCGAGAGCTATCAAGCGACGGCCCAGAAGGGCATCGGTTTGATCATCGTCGCTGGGGAGTACGTCGAGGTTGTTCAGATCGAACAGACACGTTCACGCTGGGGGTAATATGCCGGTGAAGCTTCCGCCACCGTTGGCGTCCTATCTGCGCGATCAGACCTACGCCATGCTGGCACAAGACACCACCGATGGAGCGGTGTTGATTGTCAAGATGCCGAGTGCGGACATTGAGGATTGTCGCGGGCGTCTGCCGATCTACGTTGTGTATCAGGTGCACAAGACGGAGTATGGTCCGCTCGCACGTCTCGTCCTCGTCGTCTACATGAAAGTGCGGATGCCCTTTGAGGATATCGAAGAGCAGACCTCGATCGTCATGGAGACGTTCTTCAACCCGGCAGACCCGCAGCAGTTAGCCGACCTCAAAGACCTGACATCGCGCGATCAACTGCGCGTGCTTTTCTACAACGACGACTTGGAGCACGTCCTGTCGAAGCGTGTGACGCAAAGCCACAGAGAGGAGCTTGATAGTCTTGCCGATACGGTCCTGCGTCTCTTCCTGGAAATGTCGCTCAACATGTTCGACTTCGATAAGGCGAAAGCCATCGTCATTGCCGAGAACCCCATAGGAGTATCAGATGGAGCAGCCGACCTTTGAAGTCATCGAGCTAGACGATCTCTTGCCCGCCGGCCCATTGGAGTCTCGCCTCGAAGAGGTCGAGATCGGGGATATCCTCTACGACGAGATCGGGCCGGAGCCGTCGCGTGAGCTTGTGGAGAACATTCGCGCGCGCGGCGTGCGCACGCCGATCACGATCATGTACGCCGATGGCGGCGTCTATCAGCTTGTGGCCGGGCGGCGGCGCCTGCTCGCGGCCATCACATGTGGCTTCAAGCACATCCCTGCGATCATCGAATCAGGGGAGTCTATTGCGAGCGCAGCCCTGAGCGATCATGCCCTGCGCAAGGAAAACCCCGCCGCCGACCTGAAGCACATCGAGCACCTCATGGATCTGGGGTACTCCGACAAGCAGATCTCCCAGGCAACGGGCCTGGGCCTCGGGACAATTCGCGCACGGCTTCGCCTACGCGATCTCCACCCCGCATTGCGTGCAGCACTGGACGAGGGCACGATCTCGGTCGCTGCTGCTGAGCAAGCGCGGAAGCTCTCGCAAGCCGATCAGTATGGGCTGGCCCTTCAGCTTGAAGACACGGGCAAGCTCACGGTAAAGGATGTCAACGACCGCCGGCATGTGCAAATTTCCACATCTGTAGAGTCGCTGCCGTCCGACTTCCTGGATGACGACCCCGTAGACGCGCCCGCGAAGGGGGGTGAGACATTGGAGTCGCTTGCCGCGTCACTCGGCATTGACGATCTCCACGGGAGCGCAGGGCTCGCGCGCCTGGGTATTGTGCTCTGCGATGCTCGACGGTATGACGACGTGCGAGCTGTTTTGCAGAGGATCTTCGATCTCCGTTGACATTTGTCGTAGTTCATGGTACATTAGACGTACCACTACAGGGGAGAGCATCGTGGTTCAGTTTTCTACTGTCGAGATGGACGAGGCAACTCGTAATGCGGAGCTTGCTACGCCGCCTCAGGGATACCTCAATCGTGCTCCCTACCGTGAGGCACTGGGGAGTCTGAAGAACGGGCAGGTGCTCGTCATTACCCCCGGAGACGAGTCGCAGCGTGCCATCAAGTTCCGGATCAACGATGCCGCAAAGGAGATGGGGATCAACGTCCTGTACGGCAACAACCGGAACGGCGACATCCTGGTCTGGCTGACCGATCAGCCCAAGCCGCCCTCGCGGCGTAGGAACGGCAAGACCCAGGAAGCCGTAGACGCCTAAGTCCCGACGCACACGTACCCCCGGTGTGCGCTTTGAAGCCCCCTCGTGTTTCGCCACGCACGAGGGGGCTTTTGCGTCTCCGAAAGGCGTCATAGATGAGTGAGGACAAGCCGAACGGCTTTGTCAGAGATCCTCGAACCCTCGTCCAGAAGGTCGAAAACCTGACCATCCTGCACCAGGAGCTAAGCTCTAGCACCATGACAGCCTGGGCTGCGCACGAGCGGGCTCAAGCTGACGCAGAGTCGCATCTGCGCTGGTGCATCGGCCACGTGCACACCCTGTATGCGGTCATGTGGGTACAAGTAACGCTGAACGTGATCCTGTTGTTCTGGATCATCTGGTTGGAGGTCACGCGGTGACGGACCGGAAAATAGACCAAGCAACGAAGCGATTCTTCGAGGACTTCGCGAAGAACGGCGTGCCTAAGATCGACGCATCGCGCATCGCGGTGACGCTCATTGATGCCCATAGCGCAGGCTCTACCCCGAGCCCGAAGCAGGCCATTGAGCTAGGCGCGATCCTGCTGCTAGACAAGCCGCTGATCATCTGCGCGCTGCCAGGAGAGACTGTGCCATCTAGGCTCGCACGTGCTGCCGACATCATCCTCTGGGACTTTGACCCGAACGATCCTGCATCTCAGGCCCGCATGCGAGATGCTATCAAGGGACTCGATGAGGCGCTTGAGGTATGAAGATCCACGAGTCGGTCACCATCGAAAGCGATCCGTTCGATCCTGAGCAGATGGTCGATACCGTCGCGGAAGTCTGGGGCATTGTAAAGCAGACAGAGGTTGTCGGCTTCGAGGTCGTCAAGTCGTCCATCAAGTGCGACGAACCGAAATGGAAGTTCGCCGTGTTGATGCGGCGAAAGCCATGCACTGAAGGCGAGTGGCAACTAACGCTCGAAGCGATTGCGGCAGAAGCCCCGTTCTAAGGAGCGATCATGGCGCTCGTGATCTGTCCTTTCTGCGAAGAAGGCGAAGACCTGATCCTTGTGCAGACCATCATCGGGCGCATCCTCATCGGTATGCGCAGCGATGGTAGGCCCATGCCAGACGGGCCACCCGAATACTACGGTGTGGATAAGCTGCCGGAGAAGACGCTGATTTTCTGCCTTGCATGCTGCGAGGTTGTGACCCCGGACGTTTTGGCGAACCCCTCGCCTGAATATGAGCGGGTAATTGTGGCTGCGCAATCACTCATTGACCACGACGCATTTCTCTATCGCGTGACGAAGGAAAGAACCGGCGAGGCAGTCCTCACCTGTACGAGTTGCGGCGCATTCGGTGACTTCGCTCAGCAAATTGTGCACCAGGACGGCTGCGAGATCGTGCCGCTGATCGGCGCCTTGCTCGCCCTGAGGAAGCCGTCGTCTTAGGGCTCCCCAGCGCCAGCCAGATCAGATACCATAGGGCAGTCTTCATGCTGCGCAGAAAGCAAGTCTCGTGCCGATAGCCGATCAAGTTGTGCTCAGCTTGTTCCCTGGCATCGGCTTGCTTGACACGGCGTTTGAGCTAGAGGGCTTCTGTGTCGTGCGCGGCCCCGATCCGCTCTGGGGCGGCGATGTCGCGCGCTTCCACATCCCGCCTGGGCGTTTCGACGGCATCATCGGTGGCCCGCCCTGCCAGACGTTCAGCGTCCTGTCATTCATGGTGCGCCAGAACGGACGCCAGCCGAAGTTCGGCAACATGATCCCCGAGTTCGAGCGGGTTGTGATCGAGGGTCAGCCGTCCTGGTTCATCATGGAGAACGTCCCACAAGCGCCCCTGCCGGACATCCCCGGATACCTCTTGGATAACGTCATCGTCAACAACCGACGATTCGGGGATGTGCTTGGCTTCGGAGCCAGACAGCATCGCACCCGGCGATTCTCGTTTGGCACGCGAGATGGCGCGCGTCTCCCGCTGGATCTTGCCTTGCTTGCGCGCGGCGCTGCCGCACATGCAGTGCTCGGTGGGCAAGGCAGCGGCCTGCTACGCCGCCATGCCTATTCCATCGAAGAGGCGTGCGAGCTTCAGGGCTTGCCGCGCGACTTCTGTCGCGACATGCCATTCACGAGAGCCGGTAAATTCCGGGCTATTGGCAACGCGGTGCCGATCCCGATGGGACGTGCTATTGCGCGCGGTGTGCGACGAGCTATGTGCCTTTAGAGGTCATACTCGATAGGCCGCACCTTGCCGGGGAACCGCTCCACAACCTTGCCGACGATCTTGCGAGCGACAACCTCAGGATCGCGCTCGGTATCATGGATCTCCAGATGCTTGGTGTATTCCCCCTTGGCATCTGTGACCTTGATCTCCACCTCGTGTGGATACTCCATGCGGATGTAGCCTTTCACCCCGGTAACCCAGATCTCTTGCCCGCAGTCGCCCACGATCTGCATCCTATGGCACCAGTAGCGATGTCCAAGCCACGGTGATACCAACATCGAACAGTCTGGGGATCGGCTCTGCGAAGAACGAGATCACCATCAGGAGAATCCCGAAGAGCAAGACCCAGAACTTCGGTGTCAAGTAGTATGCGCGTGGCGCAACGTTAGTTGCCATCCGTCTCCTCCTCCTGCGTTGCATGGTGTTTATCTCCTCCAGCAGGAGCAATCTCGGCATGCTCCGGTACCTGCTGTGAGGTCTGCGCGTCGTGACGGTCGCGTGTCCGTTCAGGAGTTCTCTGCCGGGTCCATTCCGGAAGCTCTTCACGCTGCTCGCTCATACTTTCTCCTAATGGCGCTGCATGAGCCCAACCTCTCCGCGCATCGCTCGGATGAAGCGTGCGATTGCACGCCCTGGCGCAAGACGGAAGAGATTTGGCTGACCAACGCTCATCTCGATCTGGAAGCCTTCATTTTCCTCCAGCGTCATGGTAATCCCGCTGATCACATCGGTCAACGTCAATCCGGCTTCCTTCCAGATGGCAGAGACTCGATCACCGAACTGGAAGTCTACGGGGAATTCATAGCGCCCAGCGCGCCCAACCGTGAAGCTCAGCGAGGGACCGGCGCGCGACACCTCATCGAGCTTCTTCAGGATCTCCACATCAAGCTCGGGGCTCGTCTTTGCGCTCGTATCCAGGAACTCTTCCAGCCTACCCCAATCGTCAATGGACTGCGTGTTGAATCCCTCCCGGATCAGTCGAGAGGCGCCATCGCCGGTACCGCCACCGATGATGTAGTTGCTCAGGCTTGTGCCATCTTCGACATACTCTACGTCAAGGACGTTGCCGCCCGCCGTGTCAAACAGCACAGTATCGGGCGTGCCAATACCATGCTCCACGCCGATGATCGGAACGTAGGTACGGAACTGCAACGTGCCATTAGGCGCCTTCATCACTAGGAAGCGCGTGTCAGTGGCTTGCTTCGCGATGCTCTTTAGGGCATCGATCACCGTTTCATAGCGGCCATTGTAGTTAGCAACGACCGATGATGCACTGTGCTCCACATCGACGGTGAACGCAGGGACTTGTCGGGCGGCAGGCGCAAGGTCACCAAGATGGCGACGTACGATCCGTTTCATCAGATCATCGGCACGGACATTCGTGTAGACATCGAACTCTTGCGTGGCCGGCGGAATCAGGATGCGCTTCGCCAAGATCCCATTGTACCCTGGCCCCGAGAGCGTCACCATCGAGTAGCGGCCCGTCTGCTTGAAGTCGCGCTTCATGATGTAGCCGCCGAACACTTTGATACCCTTGATGGTGTATTCGATGCGGTTTCTCGTCTGCAAAATATTGATCAGATCATCGTAGATCCAGGGTAGCTCGATCTCGAAGTCACCGATATCATTCTCGACCATCGTGAACTTGGCCCGTCGAATCGGCTGTATACGACCAAGGAGCACCCCATTGATATCGAAACATTCGATGATGTGGATATCAGACGGAACGGGCGGCGGGGGCGGCGGCAGTGTTGGAGACGGCGCCAGGCCAGTAAGTATCGGTGGCGGGATGACGATAGCGCCTGTGCCTGTGTAGCCAAGCTGGCCTGAGCCTGATAGCAGTGGCGGCAGAATGACCACGCCACCTGTGCCGCGATAGTCGATGGTGCCAGCACCGCTGAGTCGCGGCGCGCCGATGGTAATGTTGCCAGCACCTTCAACGGGAGTGGCGCCCTCGCCGCTGAGTATCGGCGGCGGGATAACGATAGCACCATTACCGTGAATCGTATGGGTGCCATCGCCGCTGAGAATCGGCGGAGGGATGACCACACCGCCGGCGCCAAGGTTGTGCGCAAAAAACGCCGTCCCTTGCAGGATCGGCGGCGGAATGACGATATCGCCTGCACCAGTAAGTGGTATGAATCCTTCGCCGCTAAGCTGCGGCGCAGGGATCAAGATACTGCCGACACCCCCGATGACATATTGAACGGGAAACGCCTGTGCAATCGCAAATGCAAGCTGGGCGTTGAACGTCTGTCCGGCGAGTAGTACGGCGACTATCGCGGTGGCGCTGCCGCTTGCCGCCAGGGCGACGAGTGTGGCATAGATGCCGATCTCGGGGGCGGGCGCGGCGGCGACGGCAGTAGCCGTCTGGGCGGTGAGGTAGGAGATCGCCCCCATGCTGGCGATCTCTGCACGGACCGTCGCTGTTGCAGTCGGTGCTCCTACGACGGCGCCTGCGCTGAGCGCTGCTCCGGGGGCGGTAGCGCTCGCCAGGGCCGTCTGACCACTAAGATCCACCCGGGTGGTGAGAGCCCCTGCTACGGCGCTCCCAGAGGCTGTAGCAGCCTCTGCGTCAAAGCGCGCGCTCGGGCTGCGGATCGGCAGCGCCTGGGCGGTAGCGACTGCTGTGGGCGCGGCGAAGCTCGCGCTGACCTGGAGCCCGGCGGGGATGGCAGTCGCCGTCGCCGTTGCCGTCTCAGCGGCAACGAGGGCTGGTAGGCCGCGCCAGAAGAGCAGCAGCATTTAGAATCCCGCCGGCACGTAGACCTGGATATCGCCGGTGACCAGCCAGTCCACGGTATTGGTGCGCCCACCGATCACGCGGACAATGAAGTCGTTCCCGCTGACGATGGCCTCGACGTTCCAGGATGCCGAGCCCGACTCGTCAATGGCGAAGACCGGAGCCTCACCGATCAGCACGGCGCCGGCCGTCACCCGTTTGAAGGCGTAGCGCATGCCGTTGCTACGGGTAGCCCAGTTCGTCGGGTTGACCGCCTGGAAGATCAGCGCGCCGGTGTAGGTACGATTCTGTCCACATGCGTAGCGGTAGATCTCGGTTGGGGTGTCGTTCGTCGTCCGCAGCGTGGCGTTGACTTGCGTCGTCGCTTCATAGCGCAATGGCGGCGGCGGCGGCGGGACGACCGTCAGCGTGCCGTCTTCAGCAAGGTACTTATCGCCCGGTGGTGCGGCCTGGAATTCGGCCCATGCTTCTTCGTCAAGATCCACGATCTCAATGGTGTCAGGATCGGGGCTGCCCGCAGGAAATAATCCCACAGCGAGCACGAGACGGTCGATGATACGTACTTGCGCCTGCTGCGCCGGTGGAACTGGCGGCGATGTCATCGGGCGTACTCCAGTACCTGTGCGTAGTAATGCTCGTAGGCTGCACGCAGATATGCAAGCTCATTGATAGCCGGCTGGAACTGCCACACGACGGTGTGGTTACCGACGCTCAGCCCGGTGAGCTTCACCGAGGCGCCGCCGGCAAAAGGATTCTGCCAGACGTTCGCATTTTCTTGGATGCCTGCGCCATATGGATAGACAATGGAGCCATCGAGCACCATGCGCGCGATCATCCAGGCCGGAGATGCGTTATTGCCGCCTACCAGTATGTAGATCTGGGCTGAAAGATCGATGATGTCACGAGATGAGTCAACTCGGAAGGTATGTGATGGCCCAGCGTTGTACCACACGTTTGCCGTCACCGCTGTGGCGTTGAACAGATCAGCCGAAAAGGTGTACGCAAGCTGGGTCTTGACTGGCTGTCGTGAGGTCACGCCTGTGTCCAGTATCTCGGCACTAACTCCCGCGCCATACACATCGTTATGGCCGAAGTATGTCCCCGTGGAGTTCCCGCCAGTTGCTATACCGCCATAGGGCCTATTGCCGGTGCCATCACGTACGGTGTTGCCGTACACAAAGGTCGTGTTGGCATCGGCAATGATGCCCCAATAGCCATTGTTCGTCAGCAGGCTGATGTTGTAGATCGAGTTGTTGATGATCTGGCTTTCGAGTACGCCTGAGCTTACGACGATCCCATGTTGGCCCATGCTCTCGATGCGTGAGCCTTCGATAACATGACGCGACCCACCATTGAGCGCTACACCATGTACGCTAGAGGAGCCAGCGCCAATAACGGTGCAATCATAAACGTGAATGTTCCCGTTTGTGGCCTGAAATCCACTCGCCGCAGCGCTCACAACGCGGCAGCCAATATACGTCGAGGCATCTACATTGGCATGTCGGAAGCCATCACCCACGTTACCCGGCCCAGAGACGCAGCCGCTGTAGAAGGTCTGGAGCGCACCGGTCGTGCTCAGGAAGCCATGTCCATTGCCGCTTGTGTCCGTAGCAACACAGCCGATGAACTGCGCCTGGGTGCCATCGGTGTAGAAGCCAGCGTTGACACAGCTTACCGCCCGACAACTCGCGAGGTGTGCACGCACGGCGGCGTTGACATAGAAGCCTTCGGCGCCACAAGACTGCGCCCTACACTGGCTGAGCGATGCACTGGCGTTTGCGTAGATCCCAAAACCTTGATAGGTCGCGTTTAGTGCCTCGCAGTTCGACAGTTCGATTGCACCGCCATCCAGGTAGTAGCCCAGCGAGCCGCCCTTGGTTGTGCAGCCGGAGACGACGAACGGCTGACCGCTCGCACAGTACAGGTAGATGCTGAGCCCTTCCGAGTTCTCGATGAGGCAATCGCGGATCACGCCGTTCTCTGCGACGTTCCACACCGTGATGCCGTTGTGGGCGCTGTTGACAACTCGACAACGCTGGATCGACGGATTGGCGACGGGCGGCACATAGATGCCAATCATCTGGGTCTGCGCAGCGTTATTGGCGCGATTCCCGTCGAGCGTCAGGTCGGAGACTTCCGAGTAGCCTCCTTCCATCTGGATCATGCCGCCGTTCACGTTGCTTCCGCCGTTATTGACAACCTGAAGCAACGTGGCTTGCATACCCATGCCGCGTAGCGTACGCTTGCCGCCCGAGCCCATATAGATGGGCGACGCCAGTGTGAACGTCCCTTCGGAGAGCACCACGGCGCCGCCGGCCGCTGGCAGTGAGGCGCAGGCCGCGTTGATCTGCACCTCATCAGCGACGCCATCACAGACGTAGTCGGCCAACGACTTGACGAGCGCTGTAGCATTGTTGGCTGCAACGTTCAGCGTGGTAGCTCGTCCAGTTGGCATGACCATGCTACTGGCGACTTGCTGCATCGTGAGCGTGACACCATCGGTTGTGGCAACCACCCGGTTAGCCGTCCCGCCAGCAGCCAGCAAGCGCACCGGACGCCTCGCCTGGAAGCGCTTGGCAGTCATCGAGAGAACTCCGTGACCTGCATGCCGAACGTCTCCATGTCAAGCTGGCTAGAAGAGCGGCAGTACACGTTGGTATTCGCCGTGGTGGAATATGTCTGAAGCTTGACGGTATGAGTACCAACAGAGAGCCCAGAGATGACAACGGGATTGCCCCCGGCCAGCACATTCTGATTCGTGAAACCATCATCGGTGGTATTCCCGCCATACTGGTAGTACGTACCACCATCAACCGCCAATCGGCATTTCACCTGCGTAGCGCCGGTGCCGCCGTTGTAGCCGCCCATCAACATGCCGCGACAGGCGATCACGATCAGACTGTTCTTCGAGTCTACGCGGAAGGTTTGGGCCGGGATGAAGTCGTACCATGTTACCGCTGACGACATCAGGATCGTGGTCTGATCGGCGGTTGGCGCATAGTCAAGCTGAAGCTCAACGATGCGCCGCGTCGAGCTACTCTGATCGATGATCTCGCCATTTACCCCGACACCGGAGGTATCGTTGTAACCCAGTAAGCAGTTCGCTGCGGAGCCGGTGATATTGATGCCGTACGACGGGCGATTCCCTGCCGCTGGATCACGCAGCATGTTGCCAGCGATGTGCACGCGGGCGCCCCGTACCTCTACGTGGTAGTAGCCAGCGTTCGTTGCAAGACTGATATCGGAGATGTTGTTGTTCGTAATCTGGGCATCGTTGACAGTAGCCGAGAGGATGCCGCTACGCCCCATGTTCTGAATGCGATTGGCATGCAGCACATGACGGGTACCCTGCGCCATGTTGATGCCGTAGTCGGAGCCGGCCTGCCCGTAGATGAAACAACCCTTGACGAGCGCTGTACCCCCCTGGAGATCGAACCCGGCCGTGCTATTGTCGATGGCCCGACATCCCACGTAGCTCGCGCTGCTCGACTGATGGTAGAAGCCGGAGTTGAAATTACCGATGGCCGAGCACCCCTCGTACAGCGCGTCTGCTGCCGCTGAGTTATTCCAGAAGCCATACCCATAGGTACTGACTGCCACACAGCCGATATGCTGCACCTGGATACCGGCTGTGTAGAAGCCGTATGTTGTATTGTTGATGGAACGGCATGCCGTATAGCGAGCCCGAGCGGTCGTGCCAGAGACGAAGAACCCATATGAGGCACAGTTCTGGGCCATGCAGTTCGTCATCGTGACGATAGCCGTAGACGCAAACGGGATGTTGAACCCATAGGCAGCACTCAGCGCTGTGATGATGTTTAGCGCTTGGCAATCGCTGAGGTCGATCGGTCCGGCACTCAGCGTGAAACCTGCGAGCCCATTCCCCTGCGAGGTACAGCCGGAAATGATGAAAGGCTGTCCGCTTGATGCCTGGATCGAATAGCCCTCCCTGTCGCAGTCTTGCGCGTTAGAGTCACGGATCAGCCCATTGGCAATCGTCGTTGTGCATTCAATGCCGATGCTCGTGCAGTTGATCACGCTGACACGCTGGATGAACGGCGCAGTCAGTCCGCTAAGACCAATACCACTGGTGAACGACGAGCTATTGTTGGCTTTATTTCCGTCAACGGTCAGGTCGCAGACGACACCGTAGCTCTGCGTGATCTGCACCAGCCAGTTGATGGTTGATGCGCTATTCACCATGCGCAGTAACGTGCTTGCCATGCCCGAGCCTGCCAGCGTCTGCCCAGCGGCGTTCAACTGGACTGACGCTGCCAGTGTGAACGTCCCTTCGGACAGCAGCACAACCCCGCCCGTTGTGGCAATCGCTGCCAGTGCAGCGTTGATCTCCACATCATCGGCGGTACCGTCGCAGCGGTAGTCAGCCGCATTGCGCATCGCCGTAGAGGCATTGGAAGCTGCAACCATCAGCGTGACTGCACGCCCGGCAATAGCTCCTGGGGCTAATGCTGCTAGCGCAGCCTGCTGCATCTGCATGACAAGGCCATCGGACGTACCGGCGAGACGGTCGGCTACGCCACCGGGGGCGATCACGCTAACAGGCTGCTTGACGCGGTACATCTCCATTAGCGCTGGTACTCCATTGCCTGCACGACGAGCATCTCGTTATTCGGATACGATGCTGAGCGGCAGTACAGGCTGACTGATGTCTGGCAGCGTGCCTGTACTGAGACGGTGTGCGTCCCGACAGCAAGCCCCGTGTACCTGACGCACTGCCCGCCGCCAGCCAGGACGTTAGAATAGCCGTTGCCTTGCGCCATATCGCCGCCCAAGTTCCGATAGATCGGGGTGGCTGCTGCGTCAACGGCAAGGCGTGAGTTGAGATGGCTCCCACCGATACCGACCAGCGCGCAGCCTCGAACGGTAATCTCAACCACGCTGGTAGGCGAATCGACGCGGAACGAGACGGGGTTATGAATGTTCGTCCAGGTGTTAGCCGTCAGCGCACCTGCCGCGCTATCAATGGCCTGATTGTATAGCAACTGCTGCTTGACAGTCTGCCTGGTATTGACGCCCTGATCCAGGAACGAGCTAACCGTGCCGGTGCCGGCGATCTCGTTCACACCGACGTAGCTGTTGGTTGAGTCCGAAGTGACGTAAATGCCATAGGCCGGGCGATTGCCCGAGCCTGGATCGCGCATGACATTCCCGTGGATGAAGCTTCGATTGCCACCAGTGACGATATGTCGATACGTCCCATTCATTGCGAGCCCGACATCTGACGTGTAATTGTTCGTGATCTGCACATTGGGAACGACACAGAGAATACCGTCCGCACCCCAGGATCGAATACGGCAGCCATCCACCATGTGATTACTGCCGGCCGTCTGCATCACAATGGCGTAGCCAGAACTCGCAGCACTGCTGACACCGTAGCATCCCTGGATCTGCGCCTGCCCGTTCGTGACATCAAAGATGCGATCGGTATTCGCGATGCTCTGGCATCCAACGGCCTGCATCCGCCCGGTGCTGTTGTGGCTAAATCCGTTGGCGTGACTCGCTGAATGACAGCCGACTATCAGATCGTCATTGCCGTTACTAGCAAAGCCGGTCCCTGTTCCCGTACCTTGCGCGGTGCAGCCGATGAACATGGGCCGTGTTGCACCGGTGTCTGAGAGGAATCCTAAAGTAGTATTGGAGATCGCACGGCAGTCCTGGAACTGCGCGAGTACGCTTGCGGCTCCTGCGCGAAAGCCGCAGGTATTCCCCTGCGCATGACAGTTCTGTACGATCACGGCGGCATCTGTCGCGACATCGAAGCCATAGGCACCGCTGCTAAGTGCCTGACAGTCGGAGAGTATCACCGAGCCGTTATCACAGAGGAATCCGTACTGCGAATTGTTCTTGGCTGTGCAGCCGGAAACGACGAGAGTGCATGCATACGCTGATCGGCAGATCATGCCGCCATTGGCATTGCTTTCAATCAGGCAGTCACGCACAACAGCGCTCTGTACGGTGTTGGCAACCATCATGCCGGTGCCTGCGCTATTGATCAACCGCACGCGCTGAACATAGGCGCTCCCGCTAAGCGATGCCATGCTCACCAGCATCATGTGTGTGAGCGTGGCGTTGTTCGCCTTGTTGCCATCGACCGTCAGGTCGCGAAGCTCGGCTATGGCGCCTGAGATCTGGATGATCGCCACGTCGAGCGGGGTGCCGGCCGCGTTCTTCGCTGCAAGCGTGGTCGCGCCCAGCCCCATCCCGGCGAGCGTCTGCTTGTCGGCATTCATGATGATCGGCGCAGCCAGCGTGAACGTGCCCTCAGACAGCAGCACGCGGCCCCCAAGCCAGCCCAGCGCGGTCAGGGCCGCATTGATCTCCACCTCGTCGGCGGTGCCGTCACAGACCGCGTCGGCCATCGCCTTCATCAGTGTGGAAGCGTTCGACGCGGCGACGATCCGGCTGGCCGTCCGGACGGCGATGCCCGCCGCCAGCATGCCGCCCGAGGCTTGCTGCATCGCCATGCTGGCGCCTGTGCTCGTCGCCATCCCCCGATTGGCGACCCCGCCAGCCTGAAGCAAGCTGAGGCTACGTTCGGCTACATGTCGCTTCCCGGTCATGACTTGGCGATCACAATGAAGTCAGTGGACGTGCCGGTCTGATTCACGTCGGTCGTGATCTTGAGGAAGCGCGCCGCCATCACCTCACCGGGCACGTCGTAATACCGGCCGGGACCGACCGGGATGGTCACCATCGTATTGGTGATGTCGTACGCAGGAAAGTACGCTCCAGTGAGCGTGTCGGATACCGAGAAGCCAATCGCCGCACCATCGAATGTCGTGGGGACGATGACGCCCCATGTCCTGATCCCTGCCAGATCGATGCCGTTGGCAGCTACCTGCGCACCTGCCGCAACACTACAGACGAGCGTGGATTCCACCGTTCCAGTCTTGAGCCCGCCTGCTGCCGTAAGGGCTGCGGGCAAGAGTGCGATCAGGCTCGTCAGTCTCTGTGCGATGCGTTGCAGCCGCCCATTCAGGCCGCTATTCGCGATGTCTGATGCTGGGGCCGATTCATTGATCGCGCCGATCTGCGCGCCACCCACAGGAAAGCGAATCCCATCGGTATCCGCAGTCTCATTCCAGGTACCATCGACGCCCCAGCCTTGCTTGATCCGCTGGACATGCACGGGGGTGCCATTGATGGTCACCTCATCGGTTGCAACCGGCGGATCGGAGACGCCCGTGGCCGCGAGCACTTTGATGTTGTCGGCCATTAGCCACTCCTCCACTGCCGCAGTCGCGACAGCAGTGCAGAGGGATAGCCCAACGTCCAATCACCCTCTGCTGAGGAAGCCAGATACCGCCCCCGCTCATCCGGTCCGGTGATGCCCGTTACGTCATGGCAGACGAACGATGATGGCAGTCGTAAATCGGCATTGTCGGGCGCATCGGGATTCGGTTCATTGGTGATGATCTTCAGCGCGCCGGGAATCGCCAGGAGCGCTTCAAGCTCGGCAACCGCAGTGTCATCCTGCTCCATGTGGACTCCCTACGAAACGGTGACCGTGAAGATGCCGCTGGCATTCCAGGCGACCCTGAACTCGCCTCCGCTGGAGACGATGTCCACGTCGCTCTGCTGGTAGCAAATCAACGGCTGTGCCGCAGCGGTGCCCGGCGTGCGATCCGAGACGACCGCTGTCCTGGCGGTGATCGTGGAGCCGGGCCAGACGACATCGTCTGCGTCATACATGATGACGTTGGTCGCAGCGGTATACGTCAGCGTGTCATTGGCGAGATTCTGCCCGCCTGTTGAGTATCCGCCCGATGCGGGTACTTCATTGGTTAGCGATGACACATACTGATGGGTATCCTGATCGGGCGTGTACGCGGCGGCGTGCAACGTACACGCGATGTTGTCATCGACAAGATCGATCTCTTTGTTGAAGGCAGAGAGGAAGACCTTGCCGTACAGCTTTGCGACAACGACCATCCTAGCCTCCTACGGCCCAGGCGGCACCGGTGCCTGCGTATACGTCAGCGAGCTTACCGCCACCGTTCCGCCGATGGTAATCGCGGTTGAGTTCAGGTTGAGGTCGGAGCCCACGGTGCCTACCTCGCCCTGAATTACCGGCGTGAACGCGCCGCTGTCCACCGACCCAACGCGGAAGAACGTGGCAGTCCCCGATGCATCTGCTGCGGCATCGGAGACGATGGCACCGGCGATAGCCTGCCCGTTCGTAGCCGACCCAAAGGCTGGATCGGACATCGTCAACTGGGCCAGCAGTGTATTACCTGAGAGTCCAGCATCCACCGTCACCGGCTTCGGCCCAGAGTAGATGCGAAGCTGGGCAGCTTCATTCCCGGCATCGCACATGTCAACGACGGCATCACAGGCAACATTGCGTGCCGCCGTGCTGATACTAGGCGCGTTTGCCATCGTCCCTCCGCGTGATCGAGCGGCTCATCTCGATGCGATCACCCTCGCGCAATTGGTAGCGGCCAGCATACTGGTTCATCAGCGTGGCATAGGCCCGCTGTGCCGCCTGAAGATCCTGCTGGAATGCCAGCAGCAACTCCATGTCGGCTTCACTGATCTCCGTGGGCGGCGGCTCCGTGGGCGTGTCCTGCGGGATGAACGTGCCATCAACGGTTGCATGTGGATGACGATTCGCAGTCATACGGTGTCCTCTCCTATGGCATTTGCGGGATGAACTCACCGTCGCCAGTATCGGTGGAAACAGGCGCGGACGGCTCGGGTGTCGAAGGCACACCAATTGCACCGCCGCCGGGGTTCGATGGGGGCGGCGCCGGTGCCGATGTTGTCATTGGCGCAACGCCCTCCATCGGCATGAACGACTGAGGCGCGGCTTGACCCTGCGGTGTGCTCTGTGGCTGTCCCTGCGCATCTAGGATGTCACCGCCCTCCGCGATGTTTGCAGCGGTGATGTTGTATTCAAGCATCACGCCCTGTATGAACCTGTCAACGAGTCCCTGGCACATCTGATAATCTGCGTTCGTCATCTTCGACGTAAGATCACCGACATACACACGGGTCTGATTCAGGTTCTGGTCGAAGATCGTGGCATTGCCCATGACCGAGACTTGCCGGTCATCGGGATCTGGGCCTGCCATGATCGTAAAGCGGATGTTCCCGATGATGACCTCGCGCAGATCGGCCATTAGGCTCTCCCCTCCAATGCCCGCAGTCGCGTCTCGATGTCCTTCACGGCATTCAGGAGCATGAAGATCAGCGGACTGGTATCAACGGCATACACATCTTCCTCGTCGGTATCATCGTTGCGCTTCATCGACAGCGTCTCGACCATCTCTGGCGCGACCTGGAGCATCCGCTGCGCGGAGAAGCCGACGTAGTCACGCTCTGTGGCCGCGACATTGTACTCGCCGCTGTACCGGAACCAGATAGGCTCGAACTGCATCAAGCGGTCGATCCCATCGGTGAAAGGACGGATCGACTCCGAGAGCTTCATGCGCTCATCGGACAGTGCAGCCCAGGAGCCACCACCGGCCTTATACCCCTGCGCAGCGATGTAGAGGTTATTCCAGGGAAGCGTCGTCGTTCCCAGTTCGACGTTGCTTGCTGTGCCGGGGGTGAACGCCAACGGAGAATGCTGCACGATTACGTAGCATGTGGCACTCCCGAGATGGAACATCCCATTGCTGTGAACCCAAACACGCCCGGCCGCACCCCCAGCGGTGAACCGAATGCCGTTCGACTCGCCATCCGCGAACTGCGCAGGAATGTGCAGCATCGCCACATCAGTCGGCGTTGGCCCCAGCGTAATCTTGCCGTCTGCGGCCATTGCGAACTTGGGCGCATCGTTGAAGCCCACTCGCAGGCGACCGGCATCGTCTGTATAGAAGTCGTTGTGCCACGACCCATTCGTGTGGAACACGCGCAGACCATAGTAGGAGAAGTTCGATGCCTGCTGGAAGTTGAACCCGGCACCCTTCGGCGCAGGCCCACCAATAGTGAACTGCCCTTGCGTGAACAACCACATCTGCGGAACGCCGTTGATCCCCCAGGTGTGACGCCCGCTGTCATCTGCGTAGTAATCTAAGGCATGCACGGCATTGGTGTGCCAGATGCGAATGCCCCAGAACGGATGGTTGTACTGCTGCTGGAAGTTGAACCCGCTGTCTTTAGGCGCCCAGCCGATCGTGAAGACACCGCCCGTCATCAGCCACATTTGCGGCGTGTTGTTGATCCCCCAGACATGCCGACCCGTATCATCGGGATACCAGTCGAGATGATGTGACTGGTTCGTATGGAATAGTCGAATCCCCCAGTCGGGGTGGTTGTACTGCGCCTGGAAGTTGTATGCGGAGTTCCGCCCGACCTGATTCCCGAAGGCAAACGAGTTCGGCCCGATGATCATCTTCCCTGCGCCCTGCACGCCAAAGATCAGGCGGTTTGACCACGGGCCTGAGGTGTAGATCGACAGGTCGCCTTGCCCGCCAAGACCGCCGTTCAAGAGGATGTATGCTTCGCGGTTGTAGTACCCGTTGTTACGGAAGGCAATGCCCGTGTAGTACCCCTCCGTATAGTAGAACGGAAGGTAGTAGTTCGTCTGGGGCGGCGTAAAGCTGACAGACCCATAGATGTAGTGTGTTGCGTACGTTGCGCCCGTGTGCCCGTACGAGATCGCCGTCACTGATTTGGATGTGCCAAGCTCAATCTGACTCGGTCCGGTACTCCCGCCACTGCCATCTCGTCCAATCAGGATATATGTCCCATCGACGTAGATGCGCTCATAGCCAGCGCCGGCTGGGCCTCCTGCGCGAATGATCACCGGCGTGTTATACGATCCAAAATAGACGACGCTCGAATGGATCGTCGCCATCGCTTTGCCGCCGGTCATGATATTGATGCCGTCTTCGGCGTAGTTCTGGAAGCCTGTATTCGAGTCCCCGAAGAACCCGGCGAAACTTGGGAGCCCATCGAGCGCAGGAGCGCCAATGTAGCCGGAGCGGTTTGCATAGCCACAGACGCTGGCATAGCTCCGCTCATCCCCGATGTCGCTCGCGGTGATATTTGTGACGCTTGGCCCGCTACGCACCCAGCCAAGCGACAGCTCCCAGTTCCCGCCGATGGCACGTTCGAGCGCAGGGATACCGCCACCCGGTGCGCCAAGTCGCAGACCAAGGATAACGCGATTCGGTCCACGCTCTAGCCGAAGCACAACACGGTCATATCGAATCGACGCAGTGTTGTTGAATGGGATCGGTACACCTGTGGCAACAGGCAGGCGATACCAGAACCCCTGTACGATGGCGCGCCCGGCCGCAACGTTGACGACGAGCCCGCCCGGAGCGGAGACGGCGAGGCGCTGATCGGCATGCTGGTAGATACCGTCTTCAGAGAAGTCCTGAAAGACTTCCGCGACCTCGGCCTCGCTGTGGTCGCGTCCCTCAAAGAATCGGCTATCCTCCGGCATCGTAGCCCCCTACATCCCCAGGTATCGTCGTGCCCAGTGGATCGTCATACGGGTGACATCTCCCGTCCCCGTCATCTCGATGCGCAGTTGGTTATACCCAACTTCTACCTGCCAGAACTCCGCACTGGATAGCGTCTGCCACACGGGGGTGCCATCGACTTCGACTCTCTGGCGGAAGGGATCAGTGTCGATGATGAGATGCTGCCCAGCATCAATCGTCAGCGGTGCGCCTACGTTCTCGAAAGCTATCGTCCGATTCGTCGTCTCGTTGACGATGATCGGCGATGCGCATGGCCCTTCGATGTCGATGTACACGGGTGAGGGTGCATGTCCGTCGTTGTTGAGCACGGGACGTTGATAGACACCCCCGGCGCCCACGCGCAACGGCAAGCGGAATGGCACCCTGAACCCTGGCGCTGCCCCGATGAAGTAGATGATCTCCTGGGGCTGCGCCTCATACATGTACGGCTCGGCTATTGTACGGAAGCGGAATAGGTAGCGCGCGTTGAACTGCCCAATGTTCTGCTGTGTCGGCAATGGCGCCGACTCGTGCAGCACGCAGTTCATCTGAAGCTCTGCGCCATTGGCTTGCCGCACGCGCAGAATCGGCACAAGCCCGCGCTTGGGATCGACGGCCAGCGGGTTGAAGTAGTCCATCAACTGACGCTTCTTATTTTCGAGGTCGATGAATGTCCGCGCAATGATACGCATATCTAGCGTGACAACTTTGGCATCAAGTTTGACATCGTACCAATACTGTCCCTGGAGTTCCGGCACCCCAACCGCAAGGTGCTCGAAATCGCCAATCCCGCTTAGCCCGTCGTGTTGCAACACGCGGTAGTTGACGCTATCGTTCAGGTCCAATCCCGCCTTCGTGACAGGATGAAAGAACGTGAAGTATTCGTCAATCTGTGTGGGCACCGGCATCAGGAGCCTCCGATGCTCAGCAGCATGACCGTATCTCTGAGCACCTGATTGATGTCAGCCTCGCCCTTCTTCTTTTGTTCCACTGCTGTGTAGGTTACGTTGAAGTTGTTCACCGTAGACTGCTGGTTCGGCCTACCGGGCATCGCAGGTGCAAGCATCTGCCGTGCGCGATTGGCATCCATCAGCCGTTCAGTCAACTGATGAGGCATAATATAGCCCTTTGTCCAGGGCACGAATGTCTCGCGACCAAACTCACCCACGGTGATAGCGCGACCGCTCTGCACCACACCGCCGGTGGCATGACCCTCGCCTTCCCCGCCGCCACCGGTCTTCTCAACCTCGACCTTCATGGTGTGCTTCTTCTTGATCTCTTCCAGGACATCGTCTAGCTCGTCGCGCTCCATCTTGATGGCAACGCTCAGTTCCTGGTCTTCATCAAGATCGTCCAGCACATCTTGGAGATCGTCATCCTCAACCTTGACTTTGACGGCAAGGTCGTAGCTTTTCTCGGCATCCGAGATGGCAGAGTCAAGATCGCCGCGTTCAACCTGTGTGGTAATTGCCAGATCATAGCCGGCTTCCACGTCTTCGATGGCGGTGTCGAGGTCGGCTCGCTCGACTACCGTTGTGATGTTGAGATCATGGTCTGCTGCCGCTTCGTCGATGGCGGCCTGCATCTCTTCGAGGACGACGACCGTCTCCATGTTCAGCGGATGTTGTGCATCAGCCTCAGAAATGGCAGCTTCCATCTCATCCAGTACGACGATGGTTTCCATGTTGAGCGGATGCTGAGCAACAGCCTCGGCAATGGCTGCCTCCATCTCATCCAGTACGACGATGGTTTCCATGTTGAGCGGATGCTGGGCGTCAGCTTCGGTGATCGCAGCTTCCATTTCGGTCAGCACGACGACGGTGTTCATGTTCAGCGGGTGGGGTTCTTCACCCAGCGCAATGGCCGCATCCAGCGTCTCCTGAGTCACCACGGTATTCATGTTGACCGGATGCACGGTCGCCGCCGTGGAGATCGTCGTGTTCATCGTATCCTGAGTCACGACGGTGTTCATCGGCATCGGATGGTTCGTCGTTGCCACCGTCACCGCAGTGTCGAGCGTGGCTCGATCCACCACCGTCGTGGCCGGTAGATCGTGATTTGCTTCCACCGTCGCCAGCGTAGAGTCAACCGCTGCGGTATCAACCGTCGTCGTAGATGGCAGCGTGTGATCGTCGGTGATCGTTGCTATGGTCGTATCGACCGCAGCAGTATCTACTTCGGTGGCAGCAGCCAGCGTATGGTCGGCCTCCACGACAGCCACCACATCATCGACGGCAGCGGTGTCAACCTCGGAGGCGACCGCCATCACGCGCTCGGTTTCTGCCTCCGTGACCATCTCTTCGATAGGCGCGGTGTCTACCTCGGGCACAACCGCTGGCGCAGCCGTAGTGCCATCTAGCGTGGTGATCGCATCAGTCACCAGCGAGACACCCATCTCGGCATCCTTGACGGCCTGATCCTCGACCGATAGGGTCACCCGTTCGCTGTTGACGTACGCTAGTTGATCGCGGAGTATGGCAACCTCGGCCCCAGTCAGCGTGACTTGCTGACCGTTGACGTTCAGTGAAACGGGATCAGCCACCCCTTCGATGGACTCGCGCAGTGCGATGGCTTGCTCGCCGGAGACGCGCACGGTCTGGTCGTTGACTTTGATGTCGTACGTCTGTGAGGCAAGCTCGCCAGTCGTGTCCATCAAGTAGCCAGCGGTCGTCTGGGCTTCGCGAATGGTCGTGCCATCCACATTCACCTTGAAATCGCGGCTCCCGATGTCGCCCAGTTCAATGGCGATCTGATGCCCGGCTGTTGCTGTGCCAGCCAGTGCGGTTGTTGCCGTGGTTGCAGCATCGGTTACGACCGGCTTGAGGCGAGCCAATGCAGCCTGGGCATTCCCGACGAACTTCTCGGTTTCTGCCCCGGCATCCTTCATCGACTTGCCAATGGCTTCACCCGCCGCAGCCACCGCACCGCCCGCACGAGCGGCACCACCCGCTGAGCCGCCTGATCGCCCACCTCCGCTGCCACCGGGCGTTTCATGCGGCGTAGGCTCGTGCGTCGGCTGTGCGAAGGGGTCTTCCAGAATGCCGATGTCCAGTAGATGGTCATGCAAGTAGTCAACCGCACGGAGAATTGCATCGTACACCTGCTTCTGGCGGTTGAGCGCTTCGTATTGACGATCCAGATCGTCAATGATGCGCTGCTGCTGGCGATGCTCATCTTCCAGGACGACCGCTTCCACTGCGTACTGATGGGCGCGAAGCTCGTTGTTGATGCGGATGCGCTCGGCTTCCTCATCGAGTGCCTGGTTCTGGTCGTCGTAAACTTGCTGCTGCTGTTCGAGTACCTTCAGCGCTTCCTTCTGCTGCTCAAGCTGGATCTTCAGCGCATTCGATGCGATAGCGGCATCAACAGCACGAAGCTGCGCAGCAAGATCGAGCGCATCGTTCTGCGCTTCGATGGCGTCGATCTGATCCTGCAACGTCTTGAGCGCAGCCTGCTCATGGAGCAGCCGCACCTGCAAGTAGTGCGAAGCTAGCTCGCCGTTGAGCTTGACTAGTTCGCTCTCATTTTGGAGTCGCTGACTCTGGCGTTCGAGCAGTTCGTTTTGATGTTCGAGTACATCAACCGAATCACGCTGCGCCTCAAGCTGGAGCCGATACTCATAGGATGCGATCTGCCCATTGAGCCGACGAATCTCGCCCTCGTCGGTCAGGAGTTCGTTCTGATCCTCGATGACCGCCAGTCGGTTGTGGAGCGCGTTGACTTCTTGCTGCGTGGCGTCGGACGGATCAACAACCTGCAAGCCCTGGCCCGAGAACGCGGCGATGTCCTTGGCGATGCCCGCCTCGTGAATCTGCCGCAGGCGCGCCTCGATCTGAATGCGCTCCTTGGAGAGCAGATTCTTCTTATGGTCGAGCGTGATCTCGGCCTGTCGCTCGGCCAGTGTGCCGCGTTCCAGATCACGAATAATCCGCTCGGTATCGGCCACAGCATTCTGGGCGTCCAACAGTTCATTGGCATGCATCAACTCTTGCTGACGGATCAGCCCGCGCTGATAGTCGAGATCGAGCAGATGCTCCTGTGTGGCAATCGAGCCATCCTGCGTCTCCTGGATCTCGCGCTCAGTTTTATGCACCGCTGCGCTCAGAACAGCCATCTGCTGCTGGAGCACAAGCTGTTGACGCTTCAGGATGTTCTGCTGCTGCTCAACTTGTAGCGCTGCGATGCGCTCCGCGAGCGTGCCTTCCACAATCTCCTGGATTGCCCGCTCGGTTGCTTCAACGTCGCGCTGGGCTGCGGTCAGCTTCTTGGCATGGTCAAGCTCCTTGAGTCGCAACTCGTTTTTGTCGCGCTCAATGTCCAGGAGCCTGATCTGATCGGTGAGGCTTCCACGTCGCGCATCCTCGGCGGCACGCTGAGCCTCTTTCATGCGCATCTCAAGGTCGAGGATGCCAAGAAGCGCCTTGGCCTGATCGATGCGCGTCTCGATGATGCGCATCTCGTTGTCGATGGCCTCGGGGATCAGCTTGCGATACCGCTCGGCCATGTCGATGTACTGCTGAATGCGCTTCTTGACATCCTCACCGATGGTCGGATCGTTGAGCCCCTTGATGAGGCCCGCCATCACGTCCTGACCGATGAAGTACGACTTACGGGCAGGAGAGTGCGCATCGAAGCCCTGCGGGCCGCGCATCGCTTCGATCACCGCATTGGCAACCTGAATCGCTGCGTCGATGGCAGCGTTGCCCGATTCTACGATGCCATCAGTCAGGCCAGCGCCAACGTTATTGCCCAGTGTACGCCCAGCCTCATAGGCTGCGCCACCGCTGTTCAGCAGGACGTTGATCACCGAGTTGACGGCATTCTGCGCCGCAACCGCCGCTTCATTGGCGAACTGTGTCAGCCCTTGCGTGGCATTCGTCGCCAACACCTGCCCTGCTTGCGCGCCGGCCTGCCCAACAGCTTGCATCTCTTGCCCGGTGGTTGTCAGCGCGGCGCCAGTGTTGACGATCGCTGTCTGCGCATTCGTCGATGCGGTCGCAATCGTCGTGATGCCTGTTGCAGCCTGATTGGTCGATGCAACGGCAACCTGCCCGAACTGTTGCAGGATGCCCATGTAGCGCTCGAACTCTTGCTGGGTGATCCTGCCCGAGTTGCGCATCTCGGTGAGCGCAGCCTGACCAGCAGAGACGATGTTGGTATTCGCCCCCGCTTGCTCGCGCATCGTCGCGATGACTTCGCGGCGCGCAGCCGTCTCAGCGCTGTTGTTGTTCTGGATCGTCGCTTGCGCCGCTTGCCACGCCGCATTGAGCGCGTCGATCTGTGCCAGTTGCTGCTGGAGTAGGAATTGCTGATTCTGGAGTGGACGCAGCGCTTCGCCCTGGAGCAATGCTTGCTCCTTGAGCCCCATCGAACGCGCTTCGTTCTCAGCCTTGGTTAGCGCCGCATTGAGCGAGATCTCTTCGCGCTGATCCTTCAGGAGATCAAGCGCGGCCTTGATGTCGGCAATCTCCTGCGTCTCTCTCGGCTTGCCCTTGGAATCTACCCCTGCATCGCGCTGGGCCTTGAGCAGTTGTAGTTTGAGTTGCAACTCCTGCTGAAGGTACGCATTGTCCTGGCGACTGCCCTGCATCGCTGCTAGCCGCTGTTCAATGCTGCCTTCTTCAACCTGCTGAATAGCTCTGTTGATGCGCTCAAGGTTCTGTTGCCCTGCCAGCATCTTTACGTCGAGCGCAGCAGATTGCTCCTTGAGGGCGAGTTGTCGTTCTAGCAGTGGCGTCAGTGATGCAGTGGTATCGACGGATTCGCCCAGCGCCGTGTTGAATGCATCCTGGTTGTCAACCAAGTCCGCAATCGAGCCGCCAGCATCACGGATCTGCTGCTGAATCTGCTGGTACGCCGCCACGTACGCCGCACCGGTCTGATCGGCTGGCTGCTCCGCTGCCACACCGAACTGGCGCACTAGCTCGGTGGTGTCTTTGATCTGTCCCTTCAGTTGTGCAAACAACTGCGAGTGCGACTGAAGGAACTTTCGCGCGTTCGTTGTAGGGTCTTCGCGCGCAGCAACCGACATCCCGGCGCCCTGGCCCGCGTCATGTAGCTGAAACAGGCCGACCGAGTGCCCGGAATCCCCGCGCGCGCGCGCGTTCAACGAGGACTCAGCTTTGGCAAGCGCGAGCGCGACCATCGGGTCGATGTTCGCGGCCAGGGCCTCTTTGATGATGATCTTGACGGCATCAGCCACCCGCGACTGCCCCTGCGAGAGCGCGTTGGCGAGCCCGTCGATCATGTCAGTACCAAGCTGGGTCATCTTGCGCGACGGCGAGTGGGCGTCCGCTGCCGCGCGCGCCGCGCTGATCGCCGCGTTGACGGCAGCAGCCGCCGCGCTCGCAGCCCGTGCAGCACCAGCCTGGATCGCGCTTGACAGGCCGCTCGCGATCGAGTTACCGATGGATGCGCCCGCCGACGCTGCCGCCGCAGCCTGCCCTGACACCGCGCTGATTACCTGGGCGATCCCGCTCGTTGCTGCGCTCACCATGCCGCTCATCGCGTTGCTCATGGCTGCGATCATCGAATTGCCGGCCGCGTTGATGGCGACGGTCATCTGCTGCCCAGCCGCGACCACCGCAGCCTGGGTCTGGTTCGCGCTCGTAACGACCGTCTGCGTGATCGTCGCCCACGTACTGGTTGCAGACGCCAGGATCGCCTGCCATGTCGCCTGAGCCGACGCCAGGATCTGCGCACCCGCCGCCTGCATCGCAGCAACCTGCTGCTGGGCTGACGTAGTGATCGTTGCAGTCACCTGGGCCATCGCAGCCGTCACCGCAGCCACGATCTGCTGGAACGTCGTTGTGAACGATGCGATGATCTGCGCACCGCTCGACTGTACCGTTGCCAGCGTCGTGTTCATCGACTGCTCGACGGATGTGGAGAGCGGTGCTAGCGCGGTGTCGGCTGGCTTGACACCTTCTTCCAGCCCGGTGACGACTGCCGTACCAACAGCCGTCCCGGCCTCGTGCGCAGGGGCTTCGACGGCCTGAATCTGTGTAGGTAGTTCTTCGGCAAATGCTGGCGTTGCTGTCAACGACAACGCTGCACTAATACCGTCGATCACCGCTTGCCCAAGGCCGGTACCTGACTCTTGAGCTTGCGGCTGCACTTGATCGATGGTCGTAATGATGTCGCCCGTCGCTTGGCTGACATTCGCAGGCAACGACGCAAGCTGATCGACCATTGCCTGCGCGGCTTCTGCCGATACCTCGGTGACCTGTTGCGCAACAGGATCGAGCGTATCGGTGACCGCCGCAGGGATCGGCGCCAATCCCTGCTCAATGGCTGTCGCCATCTCATCGGTCTGCGCAGGAATATCCGCGAACGACTCGCCCAGGTCTACCGTCGCTGCTTTGACCGCTTCGGACGTGCCGTCCACAGCCTGGGTGGTCTTCTGCTGCGCAGCGGCGACCTCATTGGCCGTGTCGATGCCACCCTGTTTGATGAAGTTGAAGTATTCGTCCCAGGCATCCTGCGTGCGCTTCTTGGCTGCGTCATTCTGCGAGCCAAGCTCAGCGAGTTGCCGGTTCGATTCTTGCATGATCTCGCGAGCCTGGAACAGCGGGCTATCAGCGCCAACTCGCTCGGTGCCCGTGAGGACATCCTTGGCTGCTTGTCCGAGTAGTGGCAGCACCCGCATCAACGAATCCGCCATGATCACAAAACCACGGACCATGTTGATGGACTCAGCAAATGCGCCCGTTGTCGTCACCAGTGTGGCAGAGAGGAACTTCAGGTCAGCCGCATACTGTCGCGCACGCTGCCCGGCATCGGGTGGCGGTGTTGCTTTCTCCCACTGGATCGGCTTGCTGCTGAGAAGGTCGGCAATCCCCTCCAACGCCACGCGGATGTTCTCTAGCGCCCTGGCGAAGTCCCCGGGGATATTCAGTTTAGGGAGCGCCACCATAAGGTTGTTGAAGAAGTCCTTCAGTTCGTTCCAGTTGAACTCACCAAGCTCCTTGAGCTTGTCAAGCGTGGAGAGATCTGGCGCCGAGAACGTGAACCGCTGTAGTCGTGCAAGCAGATCAACCAGAGGCCCGAAATCGGCCAGCGCAAGCTCCTTGAACTTGTCGAACGGACTAAGGTCAGGAGCCGAGAAAGTCATGCCCGACAACTTCGCGCTGAAGTCCAGGAACTTATCCAGCCCGCTAAAAGTCAGCGAACCTAGCTCCTTCAGCGTGTTCCAGATGGTTGTCAGCCCGCCGAGAGAAAGCTGCCCGAGTCGATCGAGGATCTGCCACAGCCGCGTGAGCCCATCGACCGAGTCTGACGTGTCAATCCCCAGCAGCGTGGCAAGCTTGTCAATCGCGGTGGTTGCGCCGCTGACATCAATCCCGGTAAGCTCCCCGATCTTATCCAGGATGCCACCGACGAACTGATCAACTTGTTGTAGTGCGATTTCGCCTGCTTTACCAAAGTCACCAAGTGCATCGGACCATGCTTTCTTGGCTGCTTCCATATTGCCTTGAATAGCGAATTGGAATCCCTGTGCAATGCCGCCGATTCCTGAGAGGACTTTCCCGATCATTTCGCCAAGCGGCTCGTTCTCTGCGCCCCACTCGCGCAAACGCTCGCCAAGGCCAGCCATGATCTTGACAACGCCGCCAAGCGCGTCGTGCGTGATCCCCTGGACGTTACCTAGGTTGATCGACCACGCGGCGGCGAACGTTGCGATAGCCGCAGTTGCCAGTCCAAACGGTGTGGCAAGCGCGCCGATGAGCGTGAGCAGTCGCCCGAAGATCAATAGGGCCGGGCCAACAGCCGCAATGACTGTGCCGAAGGTCGCCACAAACTCCAGCAGCCGTGGGTTTGCGGACATGAACTCACCGAATTTGGTGATAAGCTCAGCAAAGCCTCTTGCTAAGTTGTTGAGCCGTTGCAGGAACGGCGTACCGATAACGATTGCCATCGTCTGGAACGACGAGACAAGTCCGTCGATGGCGCCGTTCAGCCCTTTCGTGCGAGCCTCGGTGATCTTGGCAGCGGCATCGGAGTTTTTGATACTCTCGATGTTCGCGCGTAACTCATCAGTGGTCTTCTTGCCCTGTTCGGCAAGACGTGCTTGCGCAGCCGCGTACTCTTCCTGACTGATCTCACCGGCTTCAAAGGATGCATTGAGTTCATCCATCGCTTCCTTTTGCTGCCGACTAAACTCGATCAGCGGCGCAATGGACTTGAATCCCTCCTGCCCGAAGATGTTCTTGATGGCCGCGAACGTTTCCTGCGGGTTGAGATCCTTGAAGCTCTCACTCAGGTGATCGATGATGTCAGGCCACGACTTCATCTTCCCTTCTGCATCGAAGAGCGAGACGCCATACTTCTCCATCGTGGCCGTCGCTTTCGCGGTTGGCGCCGCGACAGCCGAAACGGCACGACGCAGACTCGTGGCTGCCACACCGCCGGAGACGCCTCGGTCCACCAGGATGCCGATCATCCCCAGGAACTCTTCGAGCGGACGCCCCGTCACAGCGAAAGCCGCAGCACCCTGGCGAATGCCAATGGCGAAGTCATCGAACTTCGCGCGCGAGACTTCGGTGGCACGCGCGATCATGTTCGTGACGCGCACCGCATCTTCGCCAGGAAGCCTGAACGCTTTGAGCGCCGCTGACATCAGGTCCGCGGCTTTGGCTTCATCGACGTTCATTGCTGCGGCAAGCTGGACCGTACCTCTTGCCGCAGCCAGCACCTGTGTAGCACTGAGTCCCGCCTTGGCAAGCTCATCCATTGCCCGTGCCGCATCCGATGCCGATGTAGCCGGGATGTTCAGGTCGGCGCCGAGTGCCAGGGCTTCTTTACGGAACGCTGCCATGCGCGTTTCAGCATCACCGAAGCCATTGGCGGCATCCTGCACATTGTTGCCAGCCTCGCGTGTCGTGTTGACCAGCACGTCCAGGGTCTGCTCGAAGTCGGCAGCTTCCTTGATGATGCTGCCGCCGATGACGCCCGCAGGCAGCGTGAATGCCCGCGTCATCTGCGACCCGGTCATGGTTGCCTTTTGTGCAAGGCTATTGAACCCCGACACGGTTCGAGCAAGCTGCGCCGAAGCGTAGTCCTGCGCGGTGATCAGGATGCGAAGCTCGGCAGTGCTGATGCTAGCCATCGTGGCTCTTGCACGCACGGTCCAACCGTGCTAGAAATGGCTTATGGTCACGAAGACCCGGCGTAAGCGGCGACGGAAATACGCTCGCTTCAAGCCCGTTGATCGAGGGCCGAACTGGCAGCGACAGGCAGACGCGGCACGGAAGCGGGACAAGTACACGTGCCGAGACTGTGGGCGGGTCCAGTATCAGCCCCGTCTCGACGTGCATCATCTCATTCCGTATCGTTCGTTCAATGGCGACTACAAAGTCGCCAATCGTCTCTCGAACCTTATCTCGGTCTGCCGTATTTGTCACTGGCGACGAGAGGGCCGCGTGTTCTAGCGCTTCCTCTTCCGCCGCGATGTGCTCTTCTTGCTCTTACCGATGCTAGGGAAACGACGTTTGACCGCCGCGCGTACCCTGGCTTTCTCGCTGGCCGTACCGTGCTGCGCAACTCTGGCGAGAGCATTTCTGGCATGTGCTCTGTCATGTATCGGATAGCGCCTGCCAGGAAGCGCAAACTTACCCGAACTAAGACGCTTGCGACCTCGGCTGGTAAGCACTGCCATTGCTCACCTCTTCTTCCGTCGCCGTCGAGAACGCGATGGGTCGCTCTTTCTTCAGCCCTTCGCCGTGCAGGTATGCCGTGCACGTCTGGTAATGAGCGTCGATGATCTCGGCCTGCTTCTCGCTTCCCATCAGGCCGAACGACTCGCCACAGGTAGAGCACCACACTCGTATGTCCGTCATCGCATCATCGCGCGTAGCTGCGCGTCATTGGACGCCTCAACCATCGAGCGAAGGATTGCCTTCACCACCGACGTAGGCGTCTCCATCAATTCCCGGTAGGACCAACCCATGAACTTGCAGAGGACGACATTACGCTCTGCCCTTCGATGACGCCATTCTGCGTAGCTTTTGGGGGTTCCCGATCCTCGTCAGGCTGCGGCGCAATCAGTTGCGGCATGTCTGGCTCAGCCTCGTTGTTCTCGCGGTCAAGCTCCTCAATCTTCGTGAGGATCGCTCGCGCCCACTTGGGGCGAAGCTTCTTCATGACCATGATCCGCTCCTGGACGTGCTCAGGGAGACGGACCGGGCGCAGTTCGCCCGTCGAGGCGTCGCGGCGCGTGACGTTCCACTTCTTGATGCGCAACGCCAGCGTCAGGAAGCGCTGCCGGCTGATGTCAAGCAGGAGCGTCGAATTGCCAGCGATGGCTGCTTCGAGGTCGGCACGCTGAAGTCCGCGCAGTGCAGCGGCTTCTAGCTCTTGCTGGTCACCCCAGTCCAACTCGCGCAGCAGCATGCAGGTAAACGGCGTGTCAGGGATCGGGAACGGCACCAGTTCGTCGCTGGCAAACAGATCGACATAATCGGTATCGACCATCGCTCGGTCAGAGCGTAGAACGGTGCCTGACACTGGTGATGTCACCAGAACCCCCCTTGTTCCTCTGCCACGTTGGCGTCGAGGGTCGCCTCCCCGCTTAGAGGCGACTCGTTGCTGAGCATAACACGGAACCGCATCGTGGAACGTCGAAAGAGTAGCTCAACGGTTACCGGCGCGTTACGGTCGCGAAACGGCCAGTACACCTCGTCAAGCTGTACTCGGTCTGCCTCGAAGGCGTAGCGTCCTCCTCCGATCTGCTCCATCTTCCAGTGAAGGAGCTGCCCCATCCACTTGCCGCCAACCAGGAGTGCTCCCGAATTGCCTTCAACGCGCAAGGCGTTTGGCATAACGCCGCCTCAGCACAGCAGGATGTACTCAGCGTAGCGAAGTGCCACGCTGAGTACAACCCATCCGACGAGGCTTAGTAGCGTCCCCACGAGCCGTTGGCTGAGAAGTTCGCGGAGATGCTGATGGCATCGCCCACGCCAACGTTGATCGACGCATCAAGCCAGGACGGACCGTACCAGTACCGCGTGGCTGCATCCACAGACGGGTAGAGATACATCTTGTTGCCGTCCGCAGAGTCCGCTGCCTGGAACAGCTTCTCTTCGGAATCGTCCCAGAAGCCACCAAGGGTACCCGACACGTCCTTCAGGCCCTGCACGTAGACCTTGTTCGCGTCAAGGAACGAGGTAACCTCCGTCTTGTCGGTCGTCTGGTCTAGCGTCCAGGCGTTGAGAGAGACAACGGAGCTTGCATCACCCGTCCCCGAGGTGGAGACGTAGACGGTGCCTTTGCGTCCATGATACCGTGCCACTCTTGTGCTCCTTCGGCCATCAGGGTACGCGACACCTGCGCGGCTCTCGCCGTGAAGGTGTGCTGAGCGACAGCGTCAAGGAGTTTGGAAGAGACTGCTTGTCTTCCGTCCTCATCTCTCAGCCATCGACGGATCAACGTCTCCGCTTCGCGCGCGCCCGAGAAGGTTGGAACTAGATCCCCAAACACATCGGTGATCTCAGGACGGTAGTCCGAGATCACGAAGCATCCGTTTGCCGCAAGCTCATACATGCGTGGATTCAACGAATACGCCTGTGCGATGTGCCCTACATCCAGGCCGAACCCCTTCGATGTACGATGGAAGTTCAAGCCGATCTTCGCCTTTCGGTAGAGGGATGCCGTCCGGCGATTCTCAACAATGCCACCTTTGATGAAAGGTCGTAATCGCTCAGCCGCGTCAGGCATGTCATCCAGCAGTTCGTACGAGCCATACAAGCCGAGGTCTATCCCTTCCCAATCGATCTGAGCCAGTAGCTCAATGCGCTCGCGGAATCCCGTGCCGACGAAGACGACATCATGGGCAGGCACGTCGTCCTCTTCATCGTCTAGAAGAAGATGTTTTGAAGGGTCGTACGCATGAGGAAGATAGAACACCTTACGGTGTACCTTCGAGAACTCTTCGACAGAGTATTTCTCATTGACGAAGACGATGTCAGCGTACGGCAGCACGCGCATCTGTGGCTCGTCATCGTAGGGGGACTCAGTCAGGATGAGCGCGACGTTCTGACGCGCCCGTTTGAGCATGATCATCGCATCCTGATGGAAATACATCCCGGAGATGATGACGACCCAATCTGGGAGATGGCGAAGTGCCATGAGGACAGCTTCTGCCGAGGCGAGGTACGTGGTGTCCTGTATCGACGGCTGCTCGACGGCGAAGCCTTCTTGCGTGGCCTTCTCGTAGTTGAATTTCAGCCAGGAATCAGCACGGGAGATACGCGCATCAAGGTTGTAGCGCACTACCTCGTGTCCCAGCATCTGCCATTGACGGATGAGCCCATCAAAGACATCCGCCGTGGAATATGACGCACCCGGCTGAACTACGAGCAGTTTCATACCTTGCCCACGAGCACGAAGTAGCGTGGATCGGCATCTGCTGCGCGATCTGCGACTCGCAAGTCCTGGCCGTACATCTGCGCTTCAACAAGGTACGGCGCAAAGAGCCCGTACAACTCCTCACGCATAAGCTCTCGGGTGTGGAATGCCGAGCCTGCACCGGGACCATCACGTCGCGGCGTTGACACAAGAATCAGTCCGGGTGAACGAAGGCTTCGGCACAGCTTCCTGGCAACCACGTCTTGCTTCTGCACATGCTCGATGCCCTCGAAGCACACGACGACATCATAGGCGCCGATATCGAGTTGGTCTTCATCGAGATCGAAGCGATGGAATTCTATCTTCGGGATCGAGTAGTAGAAGCGTCGGGCATGATCGATTGTCTGCTGATCGTTATCAATGCCGACAACCGTGGCTTGCAGTTGCTCGCCAAGTAGTGCGGCACCATAACCAACACCACAGGGCGCATCCAGTATGTCAAGTTGGTTCGTATGCTTCGTCCCTTGCCCCCAGGTTGAGATCACCTGCGTGGCAAACCGATAGCGGTCGATGTGCTCGATCATGATGCGTTCGCCCACACCGAACCGGTCAGGAACCAGCCGCTCGCCGGTGTACATCATGCTTCGATCTCCAGTTCCAACTCGAAGCCGAGGTAGAGATCCCCGCCGCCAGTGCGATATGAAGCGATCCTGCCCGCCCTGGCAACCCGCGATGAATCCACCGTGTCATTCAGGCTGACATTCGCATCGAGGATGTCATACGGTGAACCAGGATCAGTAGACATCAGCGCGGCAATCATCTCTTGTGCGCTTTGCTCATCTGCGCGCGGAAGCGCAAAGCGAATCGGGAGCGTGACGCTCACCCCTCGATCCATCGTGCGGGAGTAATCCCAGGCAATAGGATCGGCAACGAAGAACGCAGGGGCCGCGAACTGATCAATCATGTAGGGGTAGCCCTGCCACATACCGCCGAGCCCTTCCATCAGGATTGCTACAATGGCTTCGCGTACGTCCATCAGGTTCATGACTTCAGTTGCGCGTCTACGCGCTTCTCCAGGTCGTTGCGTGTCCGTTCGTTATATCGCGCCATACCATCCACAACAGGTGTGAAGTAGTCGCGTGGTGCTTGAGGCGTCTGATTACGAAGCACTGCGAGTCGCTTCGGGTAGCCCTCGCGCGGCTCTCCTGTCCATGCTTCGGCCGGTGGCATGTGTGGCGTGAAGCCAGTCACGATGAACAGCGCATGTGGCGCCTCGCTCCAGACCACCGCGTAGTAGGCATTGATCACCTGCGCATGATGTGACTGCGACAACGGCGGGTTTCCTCGCCGCCAGGGATCACCCTCACCGACCGGCGCACTCCTGTTCAGTTCGGTGACTGCTTGGCTCGACATGTCGCGTGCACGCTGAATCAAGCTGGAGTTGATCACGGTCGGCAATCCGTGCAGCTTGCGCCGTAGCGAAGCGATGTCGCCGGTGTTGACCTGGACTTCAACTCGTAGCGAGCCTTCGGGGCCAAATGCGGGCATCAGGAGATCACCAGTCGGCGTGGAGCAATCCAGCCGCCATTCTTCAGGATCTCTCTGGCATCCATGTCGAACCAGTCACGGATGCGCATGTAGCCAACCTCGCCCGCGATCTCGCCAAAGACCGCGTCTTTACGCTTCCACAAGCGTGCCGACTGAAGCTTGGTCGCCATCTTGATGTCAGGCGGTACACTCGTCTCGCCAAAGACCGCGTTGATTCGGATGGCATTCAATGTCAATGGCAAAGTGCTAAACGCTGTGCTTTTCAGTTGCAAGTAGCGGCGCCCGCGCGTATCGGTCAGGAAATAGTCGGTATCGACAAGTGGTGTTCCGTAGCTGTAGTCGTTGAAGTCATCCAGATCAATGGCAATGATCGTAGAGGGATACCCAACCTCCACAATCGTTGGCGTAAGCGCGGTGAAGTACCGCACTTCGGGGGTCGCCTCGAATGTGCGCCCGCAGAGCCCGTCAATCTGCTTGGAAGCTGCTTCGATGGCATCAGTCAACATCTGTGTCTGCGTCGGATTCGGCGTAGTCATCATGTTGAGATGCGCAGCTAGCTCTGCGGGCGTCACATACTGGGGCATCTTAGGCCGGCGTAGCGCCGCCTCCACTTGTTGGCATCGGGTTCGGGCTGCTGATCGATGACGCCTTTGGCGCCGTTGATGTTGCGGGAGTTGGCCCGGCATCAGATGTCGTAACCGTTGCATCGGCCTGATCAACCGAGGACGCATCCTCTTCGATCGCCAGTTCGCCGCCAGTCTTCCGGTCGAACTCCCGCCGCTCAGGAGTCGAAGAAGTTTGGATCGGCAGCGGCTCGATCATCGTGGCATCGGAACGCGCCATCTCCGCACGCCGCTGGCGATCTACTGCCGCAAGCCCCTCGCGTGCGTTCTGTGGCTCCTCGAAATCCTCGCCTTCCTTGAGCCCAAGCCCCTCGGCCTCAAGTCGAGACTTCAGCGCGCCAGCCGCGCCGTACAGCCATGCAGCGATAGGGCCATCTTCCTTCGGCTCAGCCGGAAGGGCCTGGCTCTTCCCTTCATCCAGGTACACCCGACGTGTCAGGGCAACCTGCTCTCCTGCCATCTGCTCTTCCTCCGTGAGAATGGTGAGTCCCGACCCGGATTCCGATGCGCAGGCAAACCGTCCACGTTCAGGAACGAACGGCGCGCCGCAGTCGTAACAGTTGAGTGCAGCGAGCCGCTCTTCCCTCATCATGTCGGCGTCCACACCGGGGCGGTGGGGGTGCCGGTATTGCTCATCAGCACGCCCGTGTCGGAACGTGTGGCGAGCGCCCCCTTCGGTGCGCCCTGCAACGTCGGGGCAACCCCCGGCGTTGTTCGTGCGACGCTGGCCGCACCGCCTGCCATTGTCGAGTTGGCAATCTTGATCAGCGGTTGCAGCCCAGTGGCAAGCTCAGCGGCGAACGTGATCGTGATGGTAGGGAGAGTACCGGACACGACCACGCCGCCGGTCGGGATATTCGGCAGGTTGATCAGCGCAGTCTGGATTGCAGCCGCCGCTGCATTGTAGGCCAGCGGCGCTGTGACACCCCCACCGAAGTCGAGTCGGTACGTCCCGGACGTATGGCTGTTCGTCAGCGTCTGGACTTCGGCTGTACCTGTGACCGGAGCGCCCGGCATCGTACTCACCCGAGAGACGCTGCCGGGAACCATGTTGGTTCGAGGAACGTAGTTCATGGACTACACCCCAGTGACGATGCACACACCGCTCGGGCGGTAGATCACGAAGGCCAGCCGCTCCTCGACCCGAAGCATGAGCTTGTTCGTGATGAAGAAGTCGTTGTGCTGATCGGACACCGAGAAGGTGACACCCTCGCGGCGGAAGATCTGCATGGCCGAGTTGAACGCAGCCACGACGGCGGTGTTCTGCGGCATCACCGGGGTGGAAACCACCGGCATCCCCCAGACACGCTGCGGGCCGGGCGCAGCATTTGGCTGGCCCCAGATGTACACGCCATCTGCCGTCTTGAGCGTGATGATGTCCGCCCAGTCGAGCGGGTTCATGATCGCGCCGGACGGCTCCAGGAACGAGTTCACCTGAATGGCGACCATCGCCTGGAACAGCGTGTCCAGCACGTTGCCGCCGTAGCTCGACGTGGCCTTGGTCTGCGAGCCGGGCACGTTCAGCAGCCCGTAATACTCCAGGCCAACACCGGTCCCGGACACCAGCGAGGATTCCTCGCGCAGGGCCATGAACAGTCGTAGCCGAGCCTCGGTGTACGAGCGCATGGCCGGCGCATCGGCAAACAACTCGTCCGTCACCGGAAGGACCGTCGCGATCTTCCGCACAGTCGCGGTGCGATCCGCGAACTGGAGTGCGGACTCAGGCTTGGTCCCGCCCTCGGCCACGAAGTCGGCATTGTTGGTGTTCAGCGTCTCTTCCACGTACCGGAGCGACGGCGAGCCCGTCGTACCCTGTGGAATGAGATCGGCAACCACCGGCCGACGTGTGAGCAGTTCCAGCGGCTGTCCTCCGAACATTGCTTCAGGCTGGATCAGCCCGGCAACATCCGTTGACACCATCAGTGTCTTCTCTTCAATCCCCTGGAAGCGCATCGACAGGATCTCGCCAATATCCAGGTCGATGGCCGGGGATCGTCGCTCGGACGGTCGGTACCCCTTGAAGACATCCGACTCGATGAACTGCTGGCCGATGCCCTTGAACACTGTGCGCTGCGCCGAACTGCCGCCCTTGCCACCTGTGCCGCCATCGGCCGGATGAGGCAGCACTCGTGACACGTCCTTCTGTCCGGCGATCTCCTCGGTGGCGCGCTGCCCGATCTTGAGCAGTTCCATCTTGTCGTCGCGCGCCTTGCCCAGGAGCGTCATCTGGTCATTGTGTGAGCGAAGCTCAACGACTTCCGCGTCGTTCAGATCGAGCGCTTCGCCGCCTTTCTCGATCAGATCCTTGACATGGTCTGCATGTGACTTGAGCAGGCCATTCAGATCTGCGAGAGAGCGAGCCTTTGCCTCGCTCTCGCTTAGCAGGGTGACACTCATGCTGTTGCTCCAGCAGCGCTCAGGGTCTGAGCGCGCAGAATCTCGAACCGAGCGATTTCACGAAGGGCAGCGTTGCGCGTCTCGCTATCGGTATCTACGGCCTTACTCAGCAGTAGTCCCTCAACTACATCTGCGCAGGATCGTAGGTCGGTAGCGAGTGCAGTCACCCGGTCAACGTGCTCTTCACTGAGTGTTCGCTGCTGTTCTGCACGCTTGGCAGCAAGCGCCTGGGCGCGCTGAGTGAACCCGCGAAGCTCTGTAAGCAGCGCTTCACCGTGGTCAGCGAACTTCAAGCCAGCATGGGAAGATTCCGAGAGTCGGCATCCGCACGCAGGGTCGTCACAAGTCTGTATTGTACTCTTGATCGTATCGACCCATGTTTTCGGATTAGCCGGCATATTGACGAGCGCAACCTCGAAGAGGTCCAGACTGTTGAGCAAGCGGATGCCCGTATGCTGTCCCTGTTCATCCATCGCCCAGGACGCTCCGCCCTTCTTGATGGAGAAGCCTACCGACAGGCCAACGCCCTTCCCGCGCTCGATCCGCTCCGTTGTGACCAGTCGAGCACGCTGACTGTACTCATCGGAGTGGAACTCGGCAGTGACGAACAATCCCGTGTCATCCTGATAGGCATCCTTGAAGGTTGCAACGGGCAAGTCCGACCACATATGGCCGACCGAGACGAAGCCGTTCTTCAGGAAGTCCGGTAGGGTGTCAGTGTAGGCGCCTTTGACGACGATATCGTCATAGGAATCCACGTTGCCAAAGACAGACCCGTAGCCAGAGAAACCACCAGTGGGATTGTCGAGTGACTTGAGGTCGATGATCGGAACGATCTTACGAGGTTGCTTACCTTCGAGCGTCTTTCCGTTCATCGTGCGCGTCATCTCGGCTCCTCAACAAAAAAGGACGGCGCTGCGGGGTTCGTCCGCGCGCCGTCCTGGTGGGGTGGGCTACAGGTAGCCCGAGTCTAGCACATCTCGGGCTCCTCGTACAGGGACATTTGCCCTATGGGCCGATCCACTTCGATCACGATGTGCTTGGCATCCTTCGACGGGAGGTTACGCAGTCCCTTCCAGGTCAGATGCCATGTCCCATACTGATCGAAAACGCAGTGGGCCACGTAGATCGGTTCGGCATGCATGCGCTCCGGCGTGACGATCAGGATGCGCCCCTGCGCATGGCGCATCTCCAGCCAGACACGCTCGTGTGGCGTGCGCTCCGACTCCTCGTCAGACGAGAGGTAGCACTCGATTGGTAGCACGTCTGTAACCAGATGGAGCGGCACCTCAATGACACGGAAATGTAAGCTCATGCTGCTGCCACCGCCGCTGGCTTCCCACCACCTTGCTGGGCCTCTTCTTCCTGCTGCGGGTTCGGTACCTGTGTAGGCTGCGTCGGCTGCACGCCCGGCGGCAGCGCTGGCTTGTCCTCCGGCTGATCGGTCGCGGCATCCTCTAGGAGTACGGCTCGCTGCTGCCGACGCCGCAGGTAGTAGTCATAAGATTCGTCGGCTGGCATACCGATGAGCCGCATCCCAGCGCCGACCGTGACCCACCCGCCCGTCACCAGCATGTTTGCCATCCTGGCCCGGACCATCGCGTTCTCCTGGAAGATCGACAGTTTGGATGCATCAAAGCGCACCAGCAAGTCTTCGGCACCAGGAAAGAGCGGCAAGAGTGAGCGCGTCAACTCAGCCGCGATCAGCTTCTGGAGCGGCAGGATGCACTCCTCGTACGCAGCGGCACGCGCCTCGGAGTAGTTGCGAAAAGTCGAGTGCTCCAGGCCGACACCCAGGCCCGCAACGATCGCGTTCACTCCGTAGATCGCGGAGACGCGCTCCTCAGGAATACGCCGCATCCCAACAAGGTTCATCTGCTCGGGGGAGAACGAGAGCATCTCAACCTTGATGGGCGCAGATACAACCATCGGCTCGCCGCGACCATCGTCGCTGAACTGGCCCATGTACTTGATCTTCAGCGCATCAGCGTCTTCCTGGCTGAACTCCGAGTCATCATCGCCCGGCGCGATGATCACACCGGGGATCGCATGGTTCCGCAGGAGCGCTGCCGAGAAGTTTGCTGCCTCGTCGTCCGTCCAGATCTCGCGCATCAGGCTGCGGAGCTTGGACAG